TCCCATCCGCCTTTAGCAAATATCGGCCATGCTTTCGCGTAGCCCGGCAAGTCGTTTAATTCCGTCTCGAACTCGATCACCGACCCGAATCCCTCGGGAACCTCGGCGACCGCTTCATCGTGGGTGTGCATGACGATAGGATACCCCTTGCGGGCAACGTTGAGCATCCCATGGGCCATAATGTCGCGCGCCGTGCCGCCGCAAGCGTTCTGAGTTAAAACCCCGCCATAGAGGTCCATTTGGATCCACGCGGGCGGTCCCTTGTCCGGGTTCGTATTCCAGCCCCAGTACGATAGAGCGAGTTCCCACGGTTCGGCGTAGTCGCGGGTTGCGGGCGTCAAACGCGGCGTGTGGTACGAAATCAGTCGGCCGGACGGTAATTGCATGTAAAGCACGTCATCGGCCGCACTCATTTGGAAGCCGATTAGCCCGACGCGGTAGCATATGCCGGGATTGAGAACGGCGGAAATTGCGGCGCCCTCAAGTCCATATAATTCCTGTCGGCACGAGTCGGTGAATTTGCCTCGCGTCTGGCCGCCCCAAAATTCCTCTGTAGCTGGGCGCGCGCGGCGATAGCTTAAAATCGCCTGTTTCATTTCGTAATCGGACTTGTAGTATTTGTCGGCGCCGAACTTTTTCCATCCGCCTATCCATGAGGCGTAGCCGCCCGAGAGGTCCGCGAGCTTGCCTTGCTGGCGTAACGGGTGGTGCTTGCCGCCTTTGATCGATAGTAACTTTCCCTCGGGCGAGTAGGTCGCAACGCCGCCCGTGTCGACGCGGTGTTTTACGAAGTCCTCGAACGGAATCCCCGCCATGCGGGAAATTGTCGCCTCGTAAATCATACCGTGGGTTGCCAGCACGTCGAGTACCCATTGCTCGCCCGCGAGCGCGGCAAGACACACGGCTTCGATGGCGGAATAGTCCGACGATACGAGCTTGTGGCCGGGCGCCGCAATGAACAGTGACCGCAAGACGTTATTAACCACGTCGAGCGCAGATAGGCCCGGATATGCGGCCTCAACCGTGGCAAGATCGCGCGAAGCGAGTATCTTTAACGCGGCGTCGACTTCCTCGGGCGTGTGCCAGTCGCCTTTATAGAGATTTTGCGGCTGAGGCCCATAACCGCCCCATCGGCCATGATGTGTCGCCATGTATAGATACATGTCATAAACGCGGCCCGAGCGGCACGTGCGGGCGCGAAGCGAGAACAATTTTTTAACGCTCGCGCTCCCGAGCATTTGGCGCAATTGCAGGACGCGCAAGCCCGGCGAGTATCCGAGCGGCGTCAAACGTTCGACGGCCGCCTCGATCGTTTTCGCTTGCATGTTGTCGAGGTGCACCCCTTGACTGTGCAACCATGCGAGCAATTGCTGTAATTCTGTTGGCTCAATCCGGCCCGTGAGCGCACGGCATTCGGCGCCGTAACGCTCGTATGCTTGCTCGACTACCGCGATACAATTGTCGACGTTGAAAGAGTCGACTTGCATCCCGCGAAAATTGATGCGTTGATCCTCTAACCACACCTCAAGCTCAAACGACGAGAGATCGGGGCACGCGATCGAAACCTCGGACTCGGCGACGATATCGGTTCGGTTGTACGCCTTGTAGGCTTGCCATTCAAACGGGGCTTGCCACGGTAGCGTATGTGTGGTCGGGTCCTTTTTTGTTGGATTGTGCGGCATTGAAAATATTTTCATTAGCCGCTCGCCCTCTTTGTCCTTTTTGTGTTCTATGTCGAGGACTTCGCCCGCTGGGCCGAGCGATCCGGGAAACCCGGCGGCGCGCAGTTTCGAGGCCGAGCAACGCATTTGCTCGATTTTAATTTCCGGCCAACCAAGGACCGGCACGCAATAGCAATTCCAAACGGTGAACTCGAACATGGAGTTTTGTGCCTCCATGAGCCCGCCAGCGCGGATATAGGCGAACAGCGGTTCGAGTGTGGCGGGATTCTCGCCGGGTTCCCATTGACCGGCCGGTCCGCCGTCCTTGAGGTTCCATGAAATCATGAGCGGTCGAAACGACCAGTGTTCTACATAGATACGCGTTCCCACGGCGGGCAGGCCGCGATTCTGTGCGTCGTATCCGGGGAGCGAGCCCCATTTGCGCTCGGCAAAATCGTACACGTACCCGGCGTCCGAGCTTGTCTCGAAATCAATGTCGGGTAAGACGGTGCTGACACCGTGGAATGCGCGAACTTTCGTACCGGCGAGCATGTGAGCCTCGGCCCCATTTCCCGCTCGACGCTTCCCGATACGATGCAGTCGCGTTGCTGCAAGGCCGGGTCGCTATCGAGCGGGCGGGAACTCAAATTAAAACGGGATGCAATCTTCGTCGCAGTCGGGCCAGTCATCCGAGCCGTAACCCAAATGACCGGCGCAACATTGACGCCCGTTAGGGACCCACCATCATGCCATTTGCAATCAACGTCGCGTCAGTCCATCCGGCACCGATTAGGGCCTCGTAAGTATGCGCCCCGGCCTTTGCCGTGAGCGTCTTACCCGCCGCTGGCGGCGCGGGAGGTGCTGGCGGGGCTGGCGGCGCGGGAGTCTTTAAAAACCCCTCAGCGGGCGCGAGCGGGATCGGGGAGGCGGGGGCTGGCGGTGCACCCGGGACAGGCGGCGGGGCGCCCGGCGCGGCTGGTGCGCTCGCTGGCGGGGCTTTCATCTGTCCGGCAGGAACCGGTAGAACCCCGGGAGGCTTGGGACCTTTGCCGAATCCGACGCTCGCCGGGTCGACGCCCGTCACGATACGCTCGCCGATGCCTTGGAACGAGTACAGTTCGTGGTTGACGTAAATGCCGGGGTTCTGTGTGGACGCGTTGCCGTCGACCGAAACCAGGGCTTGCACGTAATCGCCGCACTTCACCATACCCGGATCGAGCAAGTATGCGGAACCGTCCTCGTTCACGATCTTGGGCGCATATCTCGACGAAATCGAGATAACCCAGTTACCCGGGTAGCCCTCGCGCGTGTTCGGCGCAATGCCTTTTTTGTTCGGGACCGCGCTATCGCCGTCCACGATTTTCCACGAGAACAAGGGACCCTCGGCGATCTTTGGGAACGCCGCGTTACCGACCCGCCAGAATTCGGCGGCCCACGGCTCGCCCGCCCAGTGCGCGCCGGGCGCTACTGTCTTTTTGATTGCGACGGCGGCGAAAAATTGCTGCGTCGGCTGTCCGGCGTTTGCTCCCGTCTTGACGAGGCGCGGCTTACCGTCCGCGTCCTTGTCCGATGCCTTGTACAAATCGCCCATGACGATTCGACCGGTCGGCAACAGAACTTGTGCACGTAAATTACTCATTTCTTAAATATCCTCGCGTGGCTTGAAAGATTGTCGGGGACTAATTTGGCCGCCCCGTTCGGCGTGAAAGCGTACTTGTCAATGACCGCTCGGTCAATGCCCTTTTTTACCGCTTGCTTGGGCGTCAGGTCGTAATCCTCTTTTACTAGGACGACGCCGCACAATTGCCCGAGCAATTTCACCTCGGCGACCGACTTCGCCCATGTCTCGCGGGGCTTGGAGTAGTCGACTTTGAAAAATGGAACGGTGCCGCCCTTTCGCAACGTCGCTATAATCTGTTCTTCTAGCCCCGAGCCTATCGCCTTGAGCATAGTAATGGCCGCATTTATGAGGTTCAAGCGAACGCCCATGTCGGCGCCTGATTGCGCAAGGGCCTCGGCCCGACCCGCGAATTGAACTAGTGATGCGCCCGCACGGCTGGCTGTGTCGCAATTCACTCGGGCGTCGCAATGTAAGCACTCGGGGCCGGTCACGCATTCCGGATTCGGTCCGAGCGCATCGGCTACGCGATCGTGGGCGACATTTATCAGCACGCGCAAATTAGACGTTGAGGTCGTCCACGTGCGGACGGGCGAGTCCGCCGAGTAGCACCGAGGCTGCACGATCATAAACTCGACGATCGTCTCGAACTCAAGCAACACGCCCTCGGCGGCGAGTTTATCGAGGATTCCAGCCGCGTAGGCAATTAGCTGATAATTCTCGAACACCTCGACGTAAGCGTGTCCGTACTTATAATCGGTGATTCTCAGCGTACGCGTGTTTTTGGAGTATTGCCAAAAATCGGGTGTGCCAAAACACAACATCGGATGGATACGCGGAATGTTGATCGTTTGCTCAGGGTTTCCGGCGAAGCCCTCCAAAGCCTCGGCGTACATTTTAGCGCCCTCGATCATTTCTTGATCGACGCGCACGCCCTCAAACTCGGGGCCTAGCCCGATGAGTGTGTCACCGACTTGCGGGAGTATTCCGCAACCCGAGTTAGGCGTTATGCCGTCTCGGCCGCTGGCAATAGCGAACACCATAGCGACATGGTGCGCGACCGTGCCCTCGCGACTCGCGTCGGTTTGCACGTCGGCGTACGGCTTGCACAATACGAACGAGCCCGGGCATTGGACGATGCGCGCGAGGCTCGACGGTGCGATCACGGCGTGCGCTGTCATTTCATGCCCCATTTCAAAACGCGACAATTGTCCGGCACGTATAACGGGTGTCGCGGGCTCCCATTCTTCGTAATCCCGAGACAAACCAGGGGTTGCGGCATTCGCTTAAGCAAGCCGTTATATACTTGGATCGCGGCGCCTCGGGCGATCGGCGGCGTTCCCCATGCGGCGACGATTAGCGCGGCGACTGCCACGTTCTCGCCGATCGCCTGTAGGTTTTGCCGACCGACGATATCGATGCCGCGCATGTGCGCCCGTAACAAGTCCTTGGGATCTGTCGCGCGATAGGCGAACAGGTTCACTACATTGAGCGTCCCGAACCCCCATTTCGTCGAGAACGCAACGCACCGCCGGATCGTGTTGTCATCCGTCTCAGCGTCAGCCGTGGACGGATTGAGCATGATCCACACGATACCCGGTTTCGCGAGGTCCCATTGACGCCCGAGACAGTATCGGTATAAACCATCCTCGGATATTACAGCCGAGCGTCGCATCGGCACGGGCTCGGACTTCGGCGTGTCGGGCTCGGACGCTTTGCGCATACCGGCCCTAAGCATCTCTAGAAACTTCATACTTTATCCCGAGGACCGTAGCGCAGCCAATATCGCATAGCGAGGACGGCGCGGGCTTCGCTTAACCGGATCTCGGCCTCACGAATCGACGCCGCATGACCGGTTTTTATGCGGTGCCATTCGTCGATATCGTGTTTAGTAGGGGCAGTAGAGAATTTTGTTCTCAACGCTTCAGTTAATTTGCCGTGTTCTCGATATAAAATATCAGTGTTGTGCAATTTCCACAATTTTTCGTCCGCTTTACTCCATAGCGCTTTTTCGCGCGGTTCGAGCATTAATGGCAACCAAGTGAATGAAAATTTATCAAACAAAATCTGTGCTGTTCTCGTTGAGAACAACGCAGAGTTGCCGAATACGTGCCTAAATTTAGTACGCTGCGGGCGGCATGCGGAAAATGATATTAATTGATGGGCGTAAATCGTGCGGTGTGTCCGCCGCATGTCTGCGCGCCTCATGACACGAACCCGAATTCTTTCGCCACGTCTTGCAGTTTCGCAGACTCGCCCTCATTGAGCGAGAATAGCGACACGATGCTAAATTTATTTTGCACCTCGTTAATGCGTGCTTGGGTAATCTCGCCCGCGTTAAGCGCGGTCGTAATTTGCACGATGAACGTCGCGAAATCTATCCCTTGAGGCGTCCCCGGCGGTACCACGCTAGACCCGCCGGTATCACTCTCGACGTTGACCTCGGGGTCGTCATCGCTTGAGGGAACTAACACCGAGGGCGGCGGGGGAGTCGGCGGCGCGGCCATAGAGACAGGGGGCGGCGGGGGAGGGGATGGTGTGTTAGTACCGGCCGGAACTGACGGCGGTGCCGGGGGAGTAGTATCGCGAGGTTTACGTGGTTTCCATCGGCCGTCCATGTCCTTTGTTTTCGTGGACGTATGGAGCTTTGAATCCCATTTAACACCCGCGCTATCAATCAGTGCAGACGCAGAGCCCGAGGTCAGGTTCGCCGTAGAACCAGCCGCACCCATCGCAGTAGATGCACTCGGGGGAGGCGGGGGCGGCGGGGGAGGGGGCGGCGTGTCTATGCCGCGCGAAGAACCCCCATGGGGAACGTCTAGCGGGGCGATTTTCAAGCCCTCAGCGGCTTTCGGAGCAGCCTCTTTAGGCGAGGCGGGAACTGTCTCGAACAGCGCAAGCAACATTTTTGCTTGTGCGTAAATGTGCGCCGGATCGTCCGTCGCGGTGTCAATGAGCATTTGCATGGATTCTCCCGAATCGTGGATTGACTGTGCGGTCAGTAGGCTAGTACGATGCGAACACGATGTCAATAACCGCGCGCTGGGCTCGATGGAAAATCAAAAAGGCCCAATATCCGAAAGGTTGGCGGCGCATTTCCCGGGAATGCCGCGAGCGCGCTAATAACACATGCCAGCATTGCGGCGCCCGCCATAGATGGTTTCACCCGATTACCGGGTCAATCGTGTTTATACAGGCCGCACACCTCGACCACGATCGGACGAATTGCGATCAATCGAACCTCGCAGCCTTGTGCCAACGATGCCATTTGATTTACGATGCGCCGCTCCATTCGATCGAAGCCTACAAAACCCGCCGGGAAGGTAAAGCCATAAGGGACCTATTCGCATGATCGACATCATTTCTCAAGTTTGCATTATCGTTTTTTGCATGGGAGCAATGTTGCTCGTAAACGATCACCGCGAAAAGGTTCGCCGGTTCGGCCCGGTCCTTGGGTTGCTGTCCGAGCCGTTCTGGTTTTACACGACGTACACGCACCACCAGTGGGGAATTTTCGCCTCGGCGTTTGTCTACACTTTTGCATGGGCGCGCGGATTTTATAACGCGTGGCTGCGCAAGAATGCTTAGAGATTTTCAGCGTCAGATAGTCGACGACGTGTACCGCGCGTGGAACGAGGGCGCCGGTAATGTCATGATGGTATCGCCCACGGGATCGGGTAAAACGGTCATGATCGGCGATATAATCAAAGCGTACAACGTCCCGACGTGCGTCATTGCGCATAGGCAAGAATTGCTAGCGCAATTATCTCTCGCCCTCAATCGTGAGGCCGTTCCGCATTCTATCATTGCGCCTAATACGATCATTCGCCAGATAGTTGCGGCCGAAATGGAAACGCACGGCTATTCACACTACTCCCCGCACGCGCAAGCAAAAGTAGCGGGAGTCGATACACTCATTCGCCGCGACCGCACGGTCGACCCGTGGTTCGATCGAGTGCAACTCACCGTCATAGACGAGGGTCACCATGTCCTTAAGGAAAACAAATGGGGCCGTGCGATGGGCATGTTCGTTAACGCGCGCGGGCTACTGCCTACGGCGCACGCTATACGGGGGGATGGCCTCGGCCTTGGCCGCAATTCCGACGGGCTTGTGGATCGCGTTGTTATTGGGCCTAGCGGTCGTACTCTTATTGATCGGGGTTTTTTGTCGGATTATCGTATTTGCTGTCCGAAAAGCGATGTCAATCTTGCGGGCGTCCATGTAGGACCGCAAGGCGAATACAACTATAAAGAATTGCGCGCGGCGGTCAATGCGTCGTCGACGATAACCGGCGATGTCGTGGGCGCCTACATGCAATTCGCGTCCGGCAAGCTCGGGATTACCTTCGCCGTAGATATTGAGGCTGCGGGCAAATTCTACGATGAATATCGGCGGCGCGGTATTCCCGCCGAAATCATCACAGGTGAAACCCCTCTCGCGGTGCGCGCAAGTCTCATGCAGCAATTCCGCGAGCGGCGCATTATGCAAATGATCGCGGTAGAGGTGCTATCTGAGGGCGTGGACGTTCCGGCCGTCGAGGTTATCAGCATGGCCCGGCCGACGAACTCATTCCAATTGTTCGCCCAGCAATGCGGACGGCCGTTGCGTCTCGATATCTCGTCCGAGCTTGCGGCTAACTGGGACCATTTCACCGACGTCGAACGTCTCGCGCACATTGCCGCGTCGAGCAAGCCGCGCGCGCTGATAATCGACCACGTGCAAAATACGCTACGGCACGGCCTCCCCGATGTGACCCGCGAGTACAGTTTGAACCGCCGCGAAAAAGCGGCGCGGGGTAAAAACGATATTCTTTTGTTGCGCTCGTGTGTGGAATGTCTGCAACCATTCCCGCGCTATCTAACGGCGTGCGAGCATTGCGGGCACCCTGTTACCCCCGGCGGTCGAGGCTCACCCGAGGCCGTCGAGGGTGACATGGTATTACTCGACGAGGCTATTTTGCTGGCGATGCGCCGCGAGATAGGCCGCGTCGACGGTCCGGTCAGGATACCCGACGGCGCACCGCCCGCAACCGTAATCCGCAATCACTTAAACCGACAGGTTGCACAAACGGCATTGCGGAAGACAATCGCGCTTTACGGCGCGCTCATGGCCCACGAGGGGCACACAATCCGCGTCGGGCAAAAGAAATTTTGGCTAGAGTTTGGTATCGATGTTATGTCGGCGCAAACTCTCGGTGTTGCTGAGGCCGACGAATTACGAGTGCAAATTCAGCGAGTGTTAGATAAACGGGGCGTCGTCCCCATTGAACGCATAGAGGAATGGACCACATGATCGCAGCAATAGTATTTTTATCTGGTGTCGCACTTGATTGGGCGTGGATTTTATATATGCACTGGGCCGGGAAAAAACGGCCATTGCTCGCGGCCATATGGTCGCTAGTGCTGGTCATTATCGGCATGTTTAACGTGATCGAATACACGCACGATCACTTGCTCGGGGCGTGCTTCGCAATCGGCTGTTTTTTCGGGACCTATAGCGCGGTGCGCTGGGGTCCGAAGTGAGCGACAGCGAGAAACGCGTTCAAGCCTTGACGGCTCTCGCCGCCGCGCGATCAGGTAATCGCTGGTTATTGCGCAACAACTCGGGCGCGTTCGAGGACGACACGGGTCGTCAAGTGCGATTCGGCCTCGGAAATGTGTCCAAAAAATTCAATGAGCACATGAAATCCTCGGACCTTATAGGCATAGAAACTATAACGATTACGGTGGATATGATCGGCCAAAAGATCGGCCGATTTTACGCCGTCGAGTGCAAGCCCGAAGACTGGAAATATACCGGTAACGCCCGCGAGATAGCACAAGCCAAATTTATAAACAAGGTGAACGAAATGGGCGGCAAAGCCTATTTTACGAATGGGGTTATTGATTCGACCGGGGAGTCAATATACGATGACCCGCTCACTAGAGGTAAATCCGTATGAAGCAAGAAATACTCGACGGTGCCGTCGAACTGGCGACTCGCGTTGGCTTTCGCAACGTTACGCGCCGAATGGCCGCAACTAAAGCGAAATGTGCGCTCGCCACGGTGTCGTATCATTTCAAATCAATTCCGGGCCTACACGATGCGATCATCCGCCGAGGTATCGAACTCGAACTCTCGATTATCGTCGCTCAAGGTTTAGCTGAGGGGCACAAGGACGCGATTAACGCTCCACGCTCGCTGCGGCAAAAAGCACGTCGACACGTCAAATTGATCGCAGCCTAGAGGGCCGCGTGTTTCAGGAATTCGCCCAGCGGGTCCAATGGATCGTATACGACCGCGCCCGCGTTATCGTAGTCGATGGGATCGAGCGCGAGACAAAGGTCCCCATTGATCCCACAACGCTTTACCCAGTTTCCGTCACGAACCCGGCGGTTTGGCTGCGCGGCACAGTCGCAAAAGAGTACGCCGATTATTTGAACGTCCAAACCGGACACGCTCAATATGGTATCGGATTTGTGTTGTTCGACAATTGCGGAATTGCCTGTATCGATATCGACAAAGCGCTCGTCGGCGGTGAATGGTCCCCACTGTCGCAGGAACTTTGCTCGCGTTTCCAAGGCGCATATATCGAGGTCAGCCAACGCGGTGAGGGCTTGCATATATTTTTCTCGTATACCGGAAAAATGCCGCCGCACAAGAAAAAAAACGTCCCTTTGCACCTCGAATTTTACGACGAGCTAAGGTTTATAGGGATCACCGGGACGAACGCCGTCGGCTCGCCCACGTTCGACGCTACGCCGATGCTCGACAAACTGATCGCCGACTATTTCGTCCCGAACTCGGACGCCAGCGCGCCGGACACGTGGACAACCGAGCCTAACGCCACGTGGGACGGTCCGAGCGACGACGTCGAGCTAATCCGCCGGGCACTGGCCGCGCGCCCCGCCGCGCAAGCCGTATTCGGTTCCCGCGCATCATTCGCCGACCTTTGGTACGCTGACGAAAGCAAGCTCGCGCGGGCGTTCCCCGCTCAATCGACAGGTAAAACGTATGACGGATCATCCGCCGACCTCGCCCTCGCGAACCATTTGGGGTTCTGGACTGGCGGGGATTGCAATCGCATGTTACGGCTTATGCAGCAATCCGCGCTTAAACGTGCGAAATGGGATCGGAACGACTATTTGCACGGTACTATCGTCCGCGCCGCCGTGCAAAAGAGCTATTATCGTCAGAAACCCGACGACGGGGTTTTGCGAACCGATCCCACTAACGAGTCGAGCGTTCCTAAGCCTCCAAGTGTCGAACCGCCTCCATTGACCTATAACGCGGACGGCGTGCCATTGCCGCCGCCCTCAACGCCCGCTGTCCCTGACAAAATGCCCGAGCCATTGGGGCCGCAAACCGGAATCGGTAACGTAATCACCGTCGACGCACAAGTCGAAATGTTCAAGGGGTGCATGTACGTTAAAGATATCGCCGAAATCATGCTCCCCGAGGGGCACACGAACGACAAAAAGCAATTTGATAACGACGAGCGGTTCGCGCGTCGAACTTACGTCATGGCGCGAGACGGATCACCGCCGAGCGAATCCGCCTGGGATTGCTACACACAATCAAAACTCCATGTGTTCCCGCAAGTACGCTCGACAGTGTTCGAGCCGCGCGAGCCCGAGGGCGCAATCCTCGAACGCGACGGCTTGAAATTTATAAACACATGGCGCGATCTTGGAATTTACTCGACGCCCGGCGACGTGACTCCGTACACGAATCACATTAAAAAACTTTTTCCTAACGGCGACGACGCCGAGATTTACCTATCGTTCGTCGCGGCGTGCGTGCAAAACCAAGGTACTAAAGCCGCTTGGGCTTTGTTCGTTCAAGGCGTGCCCGGCAACGGTAAATCGTTTCTGACCATGGTCCTAAGCTATTGCCTCGGACGCGAATACGTCCACGCGGCCAGCGCATCGAACCTAGACAACCATTTTAACGGCTACCTCTACCGCAAATTGCTGATATGCGTCGAGGAAGTCATGACGACCGAGGGCAAGGCATCCACGTGGGAAAAGCTCAAGACGATGATTACGGAACTACACCAAGAAATCGAGCAAAAGGGTGTCGACCAGATTACGCGCGAAGTCTGTTTTAATATGATTTTCAACTCGAACCATAAAGACGGATTGCGCAAGACGGCCGACGATCGGCGCATTTGCCCGCTGTACTGTGCGCAGCAATCCGCCGAGGACTTGAGCCGCGACGGTATGGGCGAGGCGTATTTTATAAACTTGTTTAACTGGTTCAACTCGGGCGGCAATGCAAATATTTTGCACTACCTACGCACCGTCGACATTCAAGACAAATACAATTTTGCGACCGGCGCCCGCCGCGCACCGACCACGACCTCGACGAGCGAGGCGATTAACGCGGGCCTCGGGGCTGTCGAGCAAGACATACAGGAAGCGATTAGCGCTAGCACCATGGGCTTTAAAGGCGGCTGGATTAACTCGGGCGCGTTGCACATTCTGCTAGAGAAAATCGGCAAGGCGAAATTTATCGCCCGCAACAAACGGCAAGACATGCTAAACACTCTCGGGTATATTCGGCACCCCGGACTACCCGACGGCCGCATAACGACGCCGGATACCGCCGGGCAACGCCCGACACTTTACATTCGACGCGGACATTCGACCGAAAGTTTAGCCGACGCGGGTTTGATTAAGTCGCTTTACGAGACGGCGCAACGCGCGCCGTAGGGTCAGCGCTGGCATCAGCTTGTGAGCCGAATGGCTTCGTTTCCTCGAACACTGCCTGCTGTAGTGCCTGGTATTCGATAGGCCATTTCCGATAGCAGTCTTGAAGGAAATCAAATTCTTCCGGCGACAGGTAACCGCCGCGCTTTGACTTGCACCTAAGATCGAACATGCGGCGATGCGTCTCGCGCGGAATCGTTGTCTCGTTAGCCATCGACAGCGCCTCCGCTGGGAGGAAAGCCTAGCGCCTCACGCGCTCGTAGCCACATAGCGCGGTCTGTTCCGCCGTCAGGCTCCCACCGATCCACCATCTCGACCAGCGACGCGCGTATGGCTTCGGGATCGCCGCCTGTGTCGAACTCTGAGTGACCGCCCTCTGGACCGTCGTCCTCGTCGCCGAAGGTATCACCGTTTTCTAGCATTCCCGATTTCGGCTCGGCGGCGAGCAATCCCGCATCCTGTAGTTCCTCCGCAGCAGCGGCGGCTGCGCGAGGCGCACCGTAAATATCCGCAAGCCTGTCGGTCACTCGTTGAATTACGCTCATGATTCCACTCCTCCATCGGACTGTGACTCGTTCTTAAAGCCCGGCAAGAATCGGACGCCGACTGTGTTTACGATCGCCGGACGCCATACATTTCCGCATTGCTGGCATGCGTGCGTGTGGTGCGGCTTCGTCGCAAACTTGCCCTCGTCGATATGATACGTCCCGCACTCAGGGCATACAATGCGCAAGGGGATCGGCGTCGCGAGATACTGATCTCGGCACGGCCTACAGCCACACTGCGAACTCGACGGATGCGCGAACATGCAATCGTATAATTTGTCGTTCATTTCCAACCCCATGACGGCGGCGGATGCGATGGCCCGAGGGCTTTAATGTCGTACACCCCTCGGGATATGAGCCATTCACGCGCATTGGACCGCCGTAGGGCGATCAGACAATGCGCGGGCAACGGCGGCGCCTCAGTCCGGCGCGGCCGTAGAGCTTTATAGAGCCGCCACGCGCCGATTATTGAATCGAGCATGAATGCACCGCCTCGACGATCAGCCATAGGCAAATTAGAGAGCCGACGATACAGCCGAGCTTTTCGAGCCATGTTTCGCCGTTCATGACGGCGGCACCGGGCGCGGCGTGCCGTGGTCGGTCGGCCAGTCGTTACCGCCCTCGAAGCGCGCTAAATGCGGGTATCCTGCCGAACGTTCATTGAGCCATTCGAGCAAGTATTGCGCCTCAACGTCCGTATATATCTCGGACGCGCCGCGCAAGCCGCGATCGGCAACGACCGCACCAAATCCGGCAGGTAAAATTACATATCGGGGCTTGGGCATTTAGAAAACCTCGCGGCGAGCATCGGGTGAGAAGAACATTTCGTATATAATAGTCGCCGCGATCAGCCCGACAATCGTCAGGCCGAATACCATAATTCCATGATGCACCGGTAAAGGAAAAAGGACCGGGACAATCAGGGTTCGGGGTTTTTGCGTCGTGTTCATGTTGTGAAATACTACCCCCGACCGCCCGGTCAATCTAGAACTAGATCACAGTTTCTAGAATCCATCACGCCACAACCAGCGTATTACCCCTTGGACGCATTGGATTTCGGCTAATTTTTGCTCGATAGCCTGATCAGGATCATTATGTGTAATTAGCCGTTCCAGTTCCTCGGTTAATACCTCTAGTTGCTTGCGCATGGCACGCAAGGCGCACGCCCGCTCCCGTGGGGTGAGTCGGGCGTGTTCCTCGCTCACGCGTGCGCCCGTCCGCTTGGAGCGGGTTGGCGAGTGTGAGCGGGCCGCGAGCGCAGCACTTGCGATATCGTCGGTCCTGGCCGACTCGTCGGCGCTGCCGGTTTAGCCGCATTGCCGTTCGGGCTCAGTGAGTCTAGGATCGCTTGCAACGCATCCATGGTCGACTCAATGTCCGCGCGTGCGGCGTCCGGATCGGCCTCGGCTTCCTTTTCGATCAGTCGATAGAGCGCTGAGCGGTGCCGGTCGATCGTGTATGCAGCCCCATTCACACCGCGAGCCTCGCGCGCTTGAGCCGCCAAAGGGTCACGTGTCACCGTGTCCGGATCAAGGGTCCGCATGTCGCCCCCGGCCTTGATCCAATTACCCAGCGTGGATTTAGCCGAGCGCGCGAATGTAGATCGACGATTCCGCTCGATACTACGGCGCGTAAGCTCGACCTGATCCAGGCCCGGCGCGGGCTCAAGGTCATGCGTGGTAATCCCGCGCAACACCGCTGGGTATAGACGACCCGACACGGTATCAAGCACTTCCAACTGTGCTTGTACCGCGAGTGGCCGCCCGCGTTTCACTTTGCCGAGCGTTGCTTGCATGTGCGTGACCAGGACGCGCAGATAAGTAGTACGCCCTCCATTCGTCACGTCTTGCGCCGTTGCAATGTCGCGCGCAAGGTTTTCGACCTGTGCTTCGGTCATAGCGTATTTCGATTTCATATGTGCATCCTCCAATTTAAAGTTAATAGAACATATCGTCCGGCCCCATCCTGACCGATCGGTCAGTCAATGTATGTACGACAGCGCACATAAGGTCTGTAGGAATCCACCGCGCGGGCGCGTAGGAAGTCAATTTAAAATTTATTTGCTGGAAGTGTGACGCGGTTCACAGATAAAGCTCCCGGCCCATACATGTCTCGTATCCATGCGGGGCCGGGGACGCTACACGACGCAGCCCGAGCCGTCAGGCTGGGGTGCTACCGGATCGAGCGCGGGAGGTCGCCGCCGGGTGCGTAGGAAGTATCGTTCGGAACTCTCAGGGCGTCAATACAAGTCGCCGTCCTCTGAGCCCTCTAAACCCGCCTCGTCAGATTGTTGCTCCCGGGCTTTCAAACGCGGCTTGTATTCCCAGTGGTCGCAATCAGGGGCGCATGTAGGGGTGAGCGGGCGAAACATTTGGGCGGCGCCTCGTGCGGGGAATGGTGGCCGTCCTAGCGGCGTCTATGGCCCTATCCCTCGGGCGGACACACTAGGCGCGCAGTCCGTGCGAATGCGTAGCGGGCGGCCCGAGGGAATCGGTAGTCATATTCTACCCCGAGCAACGGACCGTGATCGACCGGCGCCCGCTTTTTATTTCTGCCGCACTGCCGCGACGGTGCGGGAACGGCAACAAATCACACCGGCACTTTTGAACCTCGTTACGCTTCAATCGGTTGCGCATCCAAGGCTTGAGAGGCGATCGACGTGGCTTGCGGTAATGGATCGAGTACCGCCCGTGGTGTCTCATTTTGCTGAGCCTTGGGGTGCGCGCGGCACGAACTCGTATGGGATCACGATCGGGCCATCGGCGAACGTGCGGTATCCCCAGCCTTTGAGCGTTTGATCAGTCCAATTGACGAAATATTGCTTTAGCAATTCGACGTGTTCCGGGCGGATCGGCTCGAACAATAGCACCGGGGGCGGCGTGAACACGTACTCGGGCGCCGGTAGCTTTAAGCGTTTCATGGTCACGCACTCTAGACACCCGCCATTCGTCACGTATCGGGCGCACATATGGCCGTGCTTGCAAGGCACGCCGGTAAAATACGTCTTACGTCCCGCGTTCGCGGCCTCGCGTCGAGCTTTCGTATTGTCGCTTTGCACAAAAACCTCCAAGTCATTGACATAGTGAAATCAAGTAGTTGCGGTCGGACAATGACTGGGTGCATTGTCGGTGTTTCAATTTATGCTAGGTTTACTAATTTAGCAATAGCTACTACATACCTCTCAATAACTAAACACAGCATAAATTCAAAAGTCTGCGATAGGGAAAGTCATTGTCCTAATGTCCTGAGGGTAATTTATCGTTTAAAATCAATCATGACGGTATGTCAATGAATGTAATGGTTCTTTGACGGTCATTGTCCGACTAGTTTTGAGTCAATTTAAACGTGTGAAATTTCACAAACTTTACCATACAGACCTGTCTGATTGCGGTACTGGGCGTCGGACTGATATCGTGGACGACATGAAGCAAAACGGCCCGTCGCGCACTTTCGCGACCCCCGAGGCGGGGAGCATCGTGGACACTGGCGAGGGTGACCCGTCACTCATGCTCACGCCTCAAGAATCGATATTCGCGCAGCACTACGTCGAGTCGCGAAACTTTTTCGCCGCGTACCGCTCGGCCTACCCGACCGACGGCGCGTCTAACTCGACTTCGTATCGTCGAGCACGCGAAGTGTTGCAACGGCCACACGTCATGGCCGCCGTGCAATTGCTGCGCGATCAGGCGAACGCCGAAACTCTGATACGCGCAACTGATCTAATGCGCGACCTCGTGGACATTGTGAGCGCGAACCCGAACGACATCGTTTCGATCGAGCGTAACAATTGCCGTCATTGCCACGGGGCGAACCATGGCGCGCAATGGATTGACGCGGGCGAACTCGCGCGGGCCATGGACGCGTTCATCAAGCAACAAAAGTTATGGGATTCGACACCAGTCAAAAAGCGCGGCAAGATGCAACAACCCAAGGCGCCTGACGCATCCGGCGGGTTTGGCTTCGTCATGAAGCGCGATCCGGCGCCGGACTGTCCGTATTGCATGGGCGAAGGTCACGCGCGCGAAGTGTTGCGCGATACGACTCGACTATCGCCGCAAGCGCGGAAACTTTACAAGGGTGTGCGAATGACGGCCGCTGGGCCAGTCATTGAGATGCACGATCAAATGCAAGCGCGCGACATGCTGATCAAAATGCTCGGCGCGTACAAAGATCCGAAACAGGTCGCGCCGCCCTCGGCTGGCGGCACGGGCGCGCTAGAAATGCCCGAGAACGTCACACCCGAGGACGCCCAGCGTAAGTATCTGTCGCTGATTAAATCTTAGTTGTCCGGCGTCGCACGATTCGCTTGCGGCTCGTCTCGATTGCTTTGCGCACCTCGGGCGGCCATTGCTCGGGCAACGCTTCGCCGAGGTTATATTCGTATAGGCAGTCGATAACTTTGTCGAATAACTGGCGCGTGTCACGCCGCCCTGCGACGAAGCCGCCTAACCACGAATTACGAATGATTCCCCAATCAAACCACACGAAGCCGTGACCCTTGCGCGCGTGTTTACGTGCGTATTTGTCGCCTCGCACTCGGACGGAGCGAGGTAAGCGATAGAGCGGCGGCGAACTCATAGCGGCCCCAGTGTGCGGCGCGGCTGCGCGACGACTTGAGTGCGGCCCGACTTCGCTATCGCCTTGCCCATCATGACGCCGCCGATCGCGAGTGCGCCGAGTTCGACGCCGACCACAGCTTGCGGGTGATCTTCCGAGAATTGCTCGACGGTCGCGCAGCCCGGCAAGCTCGCCATAATTGCAAATATAATCGCGAGTAGAAACGCGATACGAAACGCGCGTCTTACTGTTAGATCAGGCTCGAATTTATTCCTCGACATGCGTAGCGTCCTCCAATTGTTTCTCGTTCGTGCAACCCATTGCCCCTAGCATTATGGCTTTAATTGCGGCGCGGTACTGTGCATCGGTGTGCACTTCCTTGCCGCGCAAATAGATCCGGCCGGAACTTTCGACGCGCACTATCTCTCGTGCGGACGGCGCGGTCAGTATAAAAAAGCTCGTATTCTTGAGCGGTTTGATAAATTCTATGTTACTCGGCGGCGCGTCGCGCGAGTTATCGAGTACGATCGGCGGCGCGGGCTTGCACGCCGGGTCTAAACCCCATATATCGAGTGCGGCGTTACACGAGGGTTTGTGTTGCGCGAGTTCGTGTTGCGCTGGCGTCTGCGCGGGCGGGACGTAGTTCGGGTTCGGGCTGCACGCATAAAGCCCGAGAACGACAAGTGCGAGCGTGATGTATTTCATTTGGTTGTCGCCCACGTATATGCGCCGCGCCACATGTCCGAGCCCGCTTGCGCGAGATTGAGGTGTAGCCGCAGCCGTGCGACCTCGCGGGCCGCCTCGATCGCAGCGTCGCGCCACGCGTTGCGCTGGTTGATCAAATACTCAACGTCGCGTGGATAGAAAATATTCAGCACGACTTCGCACTTTTTTAGCTCTTTAGGCATTTGCTGACCCTCACGTTTTGCGCGCCTATGCAAGCCCGCGCGACCTCGGATATATTACTCGCGAGCATCCGGAATGCTACGACGCCGTTCACAATCACCGCGTAATTATGTTTCATTCGGGGCTACTCTCTCGTATGCGTTCGCCGAACTCGCGCTTTACGACGTACCGCGCGCTCACGGCTCGATCACCCGGCCATCGTCATCATGGGGCGCAACGACGCACCGGCAATTCGGTAGCGGCGATCGGTCGTCGTCAAAGCCTTGACCCGTGGACATAGCCGCGCGCAACTCTGCGTCGAGCAATTCGATATCGACCTCGACTTGTGCGGCGGCGTCGGCCAGCGTTCGACGCTGTGCGCTCGCTCTCATGCGCGCGAGGCCGAACTGTACGCGGGCATCGATCAGTATTGCGGCCATAGCTTCGCCTCGATCAGTTCTTGCTGACGGTCCGCGAAGATATCGCGGGCGGCCTCAACAGCGTTACGCGTCTGACGCTCGCCCACGGTCGAGGGCTTGCGCCGCTCGCGTAAGGTTGTCGCCTCGTCGCGTCGGCGGCGCCGGTCATATACGTCCATTCGTTGCGTGTCCTCCATGAGATCGTGCGTCGGGGGCTCGCACTCAGGGCACACGCCGTTATGCACGGTGAGATGAAATGCGCAACGGAACTCGGCAAGGCGGCGCATGCGCGCCGTGTCCGCGAGGGACTTGTTTGCGTCGGATTCGCTCACTTCGTCCGCTCCCGTAGGATCGAGTAGCGGTCCGGATTCTCGGGCGTGTAGACACCGCGCTTGTTTGCGTCGGATTCGCTCATCGGTAAATTCCCATTGCTAAAAGACGTCCCGAGCTATCAGATTCGCGATAATGGCGGCCCTCGACGTACCCGTTCTTTATCAGCGCATTGCGAGCGGCCCGTGCGCGTGCGCGCTGGCGGTTTGCTTCGTGATCGGTGCGAAATGCGCCGGGGTTGGTCGCGTCATTAATTATATTTAAGATGTTTTTTAAACTGCGCGTATTTTTCATCGTCTTTCGCTCCGTCTCGTTAATGTGGGGCTAGTATGGGCACGTCTGACCACCCGGTCGGTGAACTACGTTACAGATTCGTAACGGCGTAATACGGGTCACGTTTGCCATATTTCGCGCGCCCGGCGGACTCGGCGTCCTGATGTTCTTTGAGCTTGACCAGGGGCATATACAGGCCGAGGTGATACAGGCAAACGCGGCATGTCACGCGATCGGGATGTTCGGTTGCGTGCAAATTCCACGAGAAGGTACGCGCGGCCGTTCCGCACCTCGCGACCATACCCGAGCCGCCGCGCACGTAGTGAATGACGCGGACCCTCACAGTTCCGCCAGATTCGCCCGCGCGATTGCGTGCGGCTGTCGCCCGTGGACGCGCTTAGCGTAGCCCTCAGCGTTCTTGCGGGACGGGAACCACGCGACGATTCGCCAGTCGCACACAGCGCCGGTTCGCACGTCCTCCATACGTGGCAACGCGAGCCCCCATTTGTATGTTTTGCTAGGCTTGTCGCGTCCGTAGAATGCGTCGGTTTCAGCGTTCATAGTATCGCCCTCGCGCGCCATGCGTCCCATGCGCGTTCCTTTGGTGTGCTGTCGTCGTAAAACATTCTCTCGCGTTGCGTCGCGTACCACGCCTCGAATAGCGCGCGCTCGCCTTGCTCGGCCTCGTAACCGCGCTGGGGTTCGGCCATGCCTTTATACGCGGGCTCGGATCGGTGCGGCACGCGCTCGCGCAAGACGGTGCACGTCACACAAATGCAGTTAGCTCGGTGTGTCATGTCTAGTCCTCGGCTGGGGGTGGACAAACACCGCGTTTATGGTCTCGGCGGTGCGCGCCGCAATTGGCGCAACTATCCGGGTCACTAGGATCGGGCTCGAATTTTGTCGGCTCGCTCACAAAATCACCTCGGCCTCGGGGACCTTAATCACTGCGTCCGCGAGGCTTGTAAAAGACACGAGGGGTTTCCAGCCCTCGGCGTCCGAGCCGATGAACAGCATCCAATAACCTTTGCGTAATTCAAGTTTCATGGACGTAGTATCGGTCGGAACTGCCCGGGCTTGAGTGTCCTAGTTCACGCTTTTAAGTTAAAGAAGTCCGCCACGTCGCGCGCGTCTTTGGCGGTGTATGCGACCGCGACGCGCTCGAACCCGTACGCCATGGGCTTTGTTGTGTCGACGATTTTGTACCACGTGGTCGGACGACGACTCGGGCCGTAACCGTTGACCGTTTGCACGACGAAGCGCGGCCGGGGCTTGGGCGTCGTCGGGTTGATCCCGTTCGCCTTTAGCACGTCGTACACGGCGTTAATAATTTGTGCCTTGACTTGCTCGAACACTGGGCCGTGCACCGCGCCGGGGGCACCGACGGCGTTCTCGTATGCTTCCTTGAGCTTGTTCCGTTCGGCGCGTAAATCATTGCGCATTGCGACCTCGGCGTCGAGCGCGGCGCGTAAAGCGGCGATCTTTTCGTCCGCCTCGGTCAGCAAGTGCGCGTTATCCAAACGACACCGTATTTCGAGGTCGCGTTGCGCGGCGATTGTGTTGTTCGAGGTTTGCAGGGCGAATGCTTCGCGCTCTAGCCGTTCGATATAATCTAGCGCGACTCCTATCATATTCACGTCGCGCTCGGTATATGTCGTGGCGTATGTAGACGGTCCTATGGCGCCCGCATTCTTCACGTAAGCTAATCGCGAGCGCAAGGCGCCTTGAATGTTTGTAAAATCGGTCACGTCTAGTCCTCCAATTGGTTAAGCGCACGTAGCGCAATTCGCAAAATGTCAGCGGTCGCGAGCGAGCTTACCTCGTCACTGACCGCGCGGTCAACTATGCGGCGTAGCGCCACGATTGCGACGGCTCGGGCATCAGGCACGCAATCGGCGTCCGGAGTCACCCTTTCGAGCGCTTGGCGAAACGCGAGCGGCATAACGCCTTGTATGGCGGCTTGCACGCGCTCAGCCTTGCACACATAGCAGCCGACGCCGACTTGCTTCCCGTGGGGGCACGTGGTCATTAGTCGGCTCGGCCTTTTTGGTATTCGGCAAGCGATTTCCACGCGTAAGCGAGGGCGTCGGATAGTTTTGCAAATTCCTTGCTCGTGGCGCGCAGGTCGAAAAGGTCGCCCGTGACGACGTAACAGTCGGGTTGACCGTCCGCCTTATCGCGGGTAATTGCTACGCGTGCCCATTGGTTGCGGATTTCCAGTTCGTCGCCAGCGCGCGGGCCTATAGCGTCTTGTATGACGGGACGTGTTTCCATTGCGATAAACCTCTCGTTCGTTTAATGTGACGCTATATTATTACTAGCCTGACCTAACGGTCGGTGAACTACGTCACAGTTTGAGGGCTCAATGTCGTTTGATTGGAAAAACCCAGACTATACGCCCGTATACGCCGAACGTTACCGGCGGCTGCAAAGGCTGCGCGCCGACCCGGCCTTGCTCGCCGCCGTCAAAATTTACTACCGCGATCATCCGGCCGACTTCATAAACGACTGGGCCTTGACCGTCGACCCGCGCGTAAAGGGCCGCTCGCCTGTTATGCCGTTCTTGCTGTTTCCCCGTCAGATTGAGGCAATCGACTGGATTAACGACATGCATGCGCGCGGGCTGCCGGGGATCATGGTCAAGTCGCGCGACGTGGGCGCCTCATGGATCGCGGCGGCTTGGGCGGTCACGAAATGCTTATTTTGGCCCGATTTCATGGTCGGCATAGGCTCGGCCAAGGAAGACAAGGTAGACCGCTCGGGCGACCCCGACACGCTATTTTATAAAATGCGTATGTTCTTGCAAAACCTCCCCGTCGAGTTTCGCGGCGGCTGGGAACTGGGCAAACACTCAGCCCATATGCGCCTTACGTTCCCCGAGACAGCCGCAAGTATCACAGGTGAGGCTGGCGACAATATCGGGCGAGGCGGCCGTAAATCGGTCTATTTCATCGACGAGTCGGCCCACGTTGAGCGGCCCATGTTGATCGACGCGGCCCTCGCGGCAACCACGGAATGCCGGATCGATATGTCGTCGGTCAACACCATGGGGAACAGTTTCGCAATACGCGCTCACTCGATCGAGGCGGCCCAGCGGTTTGACTTCACGTGGGCTGATGACCCGCGCAAAGATGCTGAATGGCTCGCGAGGAAAAAACTTGACCTCGATCCGGTCGTGTTCAAACAGGAAATTTTGTGCGACTTTAACGCGACCGTCGACAACGCGGTGATCCCGTCCGACATGATCGCCGCTGCGGTTGGCCTCGCGCAACGGCTCGGGATACGCGAAAAACTCATAGGTCCCCGCCGCAGTGCGCTCGATATCGCGGACGTGGGCCGGGATAAAGTCGCCCTCGCCTCGGGGCCGGGCAATGTCCTCGATTACTTACGCTCGTGGAGCGGTGCGGAAATGGACATTGCCGAATCGGTGTCCAAGGCCGTCGGGCTTGTCGAGGAATTAGGTGGTAAGGAAATGTCCTACGACGCCGACGGCATGGGCGCGAACGTGCGCGGCGACGTGCGCGTCATGAACGAAATTCGCAAAGAGAAAAACCCTCGCTCGTTTAGCTCTGTGCGTGTGCTGCCGTTCCGGGGCTCGGGCGCGGTGATATGGCCTACGAAAACTGCCAAGCGATCCGAGGTCAAGAACGAGGACATGTTTCAAAATTACAAGGCTCAATCCTGGTGGCACTTGTACACCATGTTCGCCGAGTCGCTCAAGGCGTCCAAGGGCGAGCCCTATGATATCGACCTCGTGATCAGCATCGATCCGGATTGCCCGGAACTCTCGCAATTGACTGCCGAGCTTGGACAGCCTAAATGGAAATGGATGACCACGGGTAAACGGGTCGTCGACAAAATGCCAGACGACGCGCGCAGCCCAAACCTCGCGGACGCCGTAATGATGAAATTTGCCCCGCGTAAAGGCCCATGGGCTATCAGCGACGAAGCTATCGCGGCCATGGGCGGCTAGTGTTATTATCGCCGCTACTCACAGTCCCGGCCGGAACTAACACACGTGATTAAATTTCTCAAGTCCTTGTTTGCCAAGCGTAAGCCCGGTACTTCCCTCGTGTCATCCCCGGCACCGAAACCGACCCGCAAGCGCCTATCGCTCGCCGCATTCGAGCGGGTCATGGAGCAAATTGGGCCACTCGACAAGTCGACGCACCTCCTACTAGACCTACCGAAAATCAAATTCGAGGTGCCGAAACTGCCCGATGGTGTGGTGCCCAAGGACGCGGCAAAGGGCAAATATCAATTGACGTTCGCCATGGATGGTACGAGCCGCGAATGTGATTACATGGCTCTCGACGATGCGTCGGGTGGTTCAAATTTCGGATTCTTGAACACCTCACCATTTTTCGGTGAGGTATCGCTGACGTTCCCCGGTTTCGCGTTCTTATCTACGTTGCAACAAATTTCCGAGTATCGCGCGCCGTGCGAGGTGACGAGTACGGAAATGACTCGTGAGTGGATCAAGGTCACCAGCAAGGGCGGCAATAAAGATCAAACGAACAAAATTAAGGAAATTACCGAGCGAATCGAAGAACTGAAAATCAAGGAAAAATTCCAAACCGTCATGTTGTTCGACGGTCAGTTCGGCGGCGGCTTCCTGTATTGGCAGTTCAAGGGCGAGGAATCCGACGAGGCGCGGCAACTGCCGAAAATTATCGATCAGATAAAACAGGGCTCGCTTATCGCGGTGACGGCGATCGAGCCTTACTGGTGCACGCCGTTCTCATATAACGCCGATCGACCCGAGCGCGAGGACTTCTATGTCCCGCAATCCTGGTTCGTCATGGGCCGCAAGACGCATCTATCGCGGCTTATGGTCATCGTGTCGCGGCCTGTGCCGGACCTCGTGAAACCCGCTTACAATTTCGTGGGGATTTCGCTCGCGCAATTGATGTTCCCGTACATTCAACGGTGGCTCCGCACCGCTAAGAGCGTGAACGATCTTATAAACACGTTCTCGATTGTGAACCTCAAAACGAACATGCAATCGACCTTAGAGGATGGTGGCGACAACGGCTTGACTCTATTTCAACGGTTGAAACTGTTTACCGCGACGCGTGACAATCAAGGCACTTTCGCGACCGATAAGGACGACGAAGAACTCGAAATCTTAAACGTGACTCTCGCGGGCCTCCACGAACTACAGGCGCAAGCACAGGAACACATGGCGGCGCCCTCGCATATTCCCCTTATCAAACTATTCGGCGTCACGCCGACCGGCCTCGGCGCTACGGGTGAGGGTGAGATACAAGTGTGGTATGACTGGGTAGCCGCGCAGCAATCCCACGCGCTCGGCGATCACGTAAACAGAATGCTCGAAATTGTGCAGATGGATCTATACGGCACGATCGACGACGACATTACTTACGAATGGGTACCTCTGTTCCAGCCGACGCCGAAAGAGCAAAGCGAACTCAACAAAACCGAAGCCGAGCGCGACGCGGCGTACATTACGAACAGCGTCGTTACGCCCGACGAAGTGCGCAAGAAACTCATTGCGGATCCGAATAGCGGATACGACGGCCTCACGGGCGACGCGCCCGAGTCCGAAGAAGACGTGGACGAGGAAGGGAATCCGATCGGCGGGGGCGACCCGGACGCCGATAAAACGCTCGAACACGCGTCGAGTGAGGCGGACAAGGACCGCAAGCACGAGGCGACCGAGAACGACAAGGATCGTAAGAACGCGCTGGCTCTGGCAGCTAAGAAAAAATCGGCGGCGAAATGATGGGGCCTCGATCTATCCCATACGCATTCGACGTAGCGTTTAAAGAGTCGGACCACCCGCGCGACGAACACGGCCGATTCGCATCCGATATCACAGGTATACAAAAAGCTATTGCCGAACTGCCTGGTCGAATCGCGCATTTCGACACGCGCGACGTAGGGTTTTATATTGCCCCCGACGGCGAAATTTTATCGTTCCGAGGCGCCTATGCGTCTAAGGAAAATTCGCGAAAGCTCGCGGGCTCGACGGGGGTTCACTCACATATCACCGTCGGCAAAGAGGGCGACCCGCTCGACACGAAATTGCAAGAAACTTTTAGCAAAGGCGACTTGCACACGTATGCGGATCAAGCTCGCCGGTTTGGCGTGTTCAAGCAAGCCTTGATTACGTCGCCGAATACTATGGACGTGATCGTATTCAGCAAAACGAGCGTGCCGAGTAAAGAGCAAATCGAGCGGCACATGGAAGCGACTTACGAGGAACGCGAAAAGTACCAGCAAACCACGGGGCGGAACAGTAACGAGTTCTACCGCGATAGCGTGGCCGCACTAGCAAAAGAGCGCGGGTTTGAGTATCACCAAAACGTTCCCATTCCCACGCTTGGGACGAAAATACCGGCGAAGCCCAAACGGCAGAAATAGCGCCGGGGGATTATGGTCAACGCGGAATTGTGACGCAGTTCGCGACCGCGCGGTCAGTCTAAGGCATACTTGCGCCATGAACAGCACAATACGCACCGCTAAATACGTCGGCCCCTATCATGCGAACTATCATCAGTTCAAGGACGAAACGGGCGAAACCCATTTTCTCAACCATGCTCCGCGTGACATACAGGTCGGCGACGAGGTTTCACTAGTTTATCGCACGACGCGAAATAGCGGGCTTTGGTACGCCGAATCGCTTGTGCGCGTCGATACCTCCAAACTCGACGCGCTACTCGCCAAGCGATAAGGGTATGATACATAATCCCCCGGCGGGTTTTCATTACGGCAATCCCGACCCGCGCCCCGGAAATTATTACGTTTCGGTGTGTCGCGGCGATCAATACGTTTTATTGCGCGGCCCGTTCGCGTCGCACGCCGCCGCGCTCGGCGCCGTACAAGAAACTATGCGCAAAGCGTGTGACCTTGATCCGCGCGGCCATTGGTACGCTTACGGAACCGCGCGGTTACACGATGGCGAGGCGCCCAAACCGGGAAAATTAAACTCCCATTTCTAGTTGACCATCCGGTCGGGCTATGCCAGTATTCGCGCACCTCATGCGCAAGCCTGACCTTATAATCGGACCTCGCGACAATCCGCAAACGATCCGCTGGCACTGGCTTAAGGCGTTCGGCTTTCAATTCGCGCTGCATAAATGGCTGCGATCGGATAGCGACCGCACTCCCCACGATCATAAGGCCGATAACGTTTCGATCATTCTCAGCCCGCAAGGGTATTGGGAATTAGTGCGCGAATGGTATGACACGCCTCGCGGTGGCGACCCGTATTGCACTGTCAGCCGTCGCTGGTATTACGACCGCTGGCACTTCCGTAAGCCGTGGCGCATCTATTTCCGCAAAGCCGAGACGCTTCATCGCGTCAAGCTATGTGACACACGCTCCGTGTGGACTATATGGATTCGCTGGCCCGAGCGTCGCGAATGGGGTTACTGGTGCGACGGCAAAGGCTGGGTGCACAATCGGGACTACAACAAACAAACCGATTATTATCGCGAGGGCGTTAGCGAAGTCGGTCAAGGGTGTGACTAATGGAGCCGATTCTAGTATTGTTCTCCCTTGCATTCGCTCTCATGATCGTAGCCGCACTAGGACCGAAACGCCGATGAACAAACAGCGCAAGCAATCAATGCGCGAGGTGCGTGACGCCGCGACCTCAGAGTTACGCAAAACCTCTCCCACGTTCGAGCGCGCGCGAGTTGCCTCGGGCGGCTCAGCAAACGTGCAATTTTTTCGCGGTGCACGGGTGAAACAAAAATGAGCAAAAAAGGTCCCCCTTGCCCTAACTGCAATCGTCCCATGCACAAGAACGGCCATGCTCCGCACGGCGGCCAGCGCTGGGTGTGTCGACCCCGGACGAATAACGATAGGGTCGTATGTTACGGCGGCGACCCTAAGGAATTGCGCGGACAAGATGGCAAGCCGAGGGCACGTCCGATATTCGATCCGGCGCCCTCGGGAAAGCAAACGTTCATTATTACCGCCGCGCAAAACGCGACGCCGATCCATTTCCAGTTTTGGCAATCGATACAGCGCGCGGTCAAGTATTTCAAGGCCGAGCTATTGGTGCAGCCGCTGAGCTATAACAACCCTACTTCGACGTGGAGCAAGCACGCGCGCGACTCGCAATGGTGGGCTCCCGAGGTCGTGCCGTATCTGTGCAACGTGCGCCGCGATTTGAACAAGAACCTAGAATTTTTGTGCGATATTCCGATTTTGCCGACCGCGAGCGAGCCGTTAACCGGCCTTGAGGGGTTCGGCGCAAAATCGAAAATCATCGGGCATACGCGCCTACAATTCAAAACCGCGCCGACGCCAGGGCATAAGATGGCCGCCGCGCTCACCACGACGGGCGCTTGCACGAAAGCGAATTACACCGACTCGCGCGCGGGCAAAATGGGCGAGTTTCACCATACGCTCGGCGCGGTGCTGGTTGAGGTCGAGGGGCCGCTGTTCTGGTTGCGACACTTGAACGCGAACAGTCGCGGCGAGTTTATCGACCTCGGGGTCAAGTTCACCCCGGACTATATCAGCCGATCGCCAATGCGCGCCTCTGCGCTCGTGCTGGGCGATACGCATGTCGCGACGACCGATGAAAGCGTCGACGCCGCCACGTTCGGACCGAAAGGAATCGTCGAGACGTTACGCCCGCGTCGTATCGTGTGGCATGACTTGCTAGACGGGCAAAGCCACAACCCGCATGAGGCCAAGGACCCGTTTACTGAACAAGCTCTCGCAAGCGGCGGCCGGAACGATGTCGAGACCGAGGTCAAGGCCGCGATACGATTCGCCGCCAGCCGTACCCCCTCGTGGTCGACATCCTACGTCGTCGCGTCGAATCACGATGATTTCTTGCGCCGCTGGATTGTTGACCGGGATTGGAAGAAACTCCCGCCGCTCAATCGTGGGTTTTATTTGAGGTGTGCGCAATTCATGGACGCTGGCGCGCGGCTGGTCGACGGCATGCCCGAGTATCCCTCGCCGTTTCCGTTCCTCGTGTCCGCGCACGGCATGGCAAACTTGAAGCCGCTCGGTCTCGGCGAGTCGCTGCTTATCGACGGCATTCAGTGCGGATATCACGGGCACAACGGCCCGAACGGGTCGAAAGGAAGCATTCGCAATATGCGCCGAATCGGGGAAAAGACGGTCATTGCCCACGGGCACGGGCCGGGCATTAACGAGGGCTCTATGCAAGTCGGGCACTCGGCAAAGCCAAATCAGCCCTACGCGCGCGGCGCCCCGTCCTCGTGGATGCACGCACACGCGCTCGTGTATCCTGGTGGCAAGCGGCAACTATGCGTGATCGTTAACGGGAGGTGGAGACGATGAATTATTGCGAACGGCATGGGTGCAATTTCACTACGCGCGACGGGCACGAATCGAATATTTGCGTCAATTGCGGGACGCCGAAGCGCGAGGTCGTCGCGATCATAGGTAAGGGCGACGACCCGGATCCCGAGGGCGCCGCGTTAGTTCCGACCGATACTGTCGGAGAGTTCCAAGGCGACGGCAAACCCGGCACGAAGCCGAGCAACCCCATAAACCCTAAGGACGCGATCGGACAGGGCAAATTGCCTATGCACCTAGTACCTACCGCCGTCACCCGTTATGCCGCGCTGGCGTTCGCCGAGGGAGCCTTAAAGTATGGAAAGTACAATTGGAGGGTCGCGGGCGTCCGCATGTCGATTTACCTCGACGCACTTCACCGGCATCTCGCGAAATTGCAGGATGGCGAATGGGCCGACGGCGACAGCATGGAACCCGACGCCGAGGGCAACCCCCAAGGGACCCAAGTCCCGCACCTCGCGAACATTATCGCGTGCGCAGGCATCATTCTCGACGCGTGGGAATGCGCCAAGCTCACCGACGACCGGCCCCCGGTAAACGGCGTCGCGTCGGAAAATACCGACCTCGGGCAAAAACATATCGCGCATTTGAAGGCGTTATTTGCATCCTACACGCCGCACCAGCACACTATAGCCGATGCGCGTTCTAGCGAGCCGAAGTAAAAAACCTGTCACCGTGCGCCCCGTTCATGCGAACGCGGGCGTCGAGGCATGGTATCGAGCCGAGTTAGAGCGTCTGGTTCTGCGAATGCACAATGACGTGTCGACCGCCGTTATCGGCGTCTACGCCATGCACGCTCAACCCCCGGTCGAGGGCGTCGCCCACGATACGAAAAACCCTTCGATACTTTTGCGTCGCGCGCTCGAAAAATGGGGCGGACTTTGGACGCGCAAGCTAGACAAACTGTCGCTATCGCTGTCCCGGCAGTTCGCGCGGAAAAATTTCAATGTCACGCAAACGGCCATGAAAGCAGCATTCCGCGAGGCCGGTTTTACCGTGACATTTAAGCCTACCGAGGCGAGCGTGCGCGCATATCACGCGGTCGCCGCTGAGCAGGTAAACCTTATCAAAAGTATCCCCGCTGAATACCTAAAGGCTGTCGAATCGAACGTTTGGACCTCGGTCATGTCGGGCGGCGACCTCCATTCGCTGTCTCGCGACATACAGAAAAATTACAACGTGACCGCGCGCCGCGCCGCGTTCATTGCCCGCGACCAGAATAACAAGGCGACGGGCACGATTGAAAAAGTCCGCCAGCAAGAGTTAGGCATCGTCGAGGCATACTGGCAGCACTCAGGCGGCGGCAAAGAACCGCGACCGACGCACTTAGCGGCCGATGGCAAGCGATACAAAATTGCGCGTGGTATGTGGGATCCGGATGCGAACGGCAAAGGCAAAGGTGCGTTCGTGCAGCCCGGCGAATTGATCAACTGTCGATGCACAAACCGACCGATTTTGCCTTTCCTCTAGTCCGCGCTATAGTGCGCGTATGCCGCTCAATCACGCGCGCGGTGCGAAAGCCCGTAGCGAAAATATCGCCGAATTGATCCGCGCCGGACATTCCCCCGAGCAAGCGGCGGCTATCGCGTACAAAATCAACGGGGAGGACGAGGATATCGAGGTCGAGGCCGATTGCGAGCCAGCCATGGACGAGGCTATCGAATTCGCGTTCGATCGCTCCATGCGGTCCAAGGACCAGGACGGACACTTACACGTCGAGTCGGTGAATATCAGCAAAGCGAACGTGTGTCCGTATTACGGCCGCGAGATACCAAACGGCGCCGATTTAGGACTCGAACCCGATAAAGTTTACATGCTCTATCGCGACGCCGCCGAACTTGAAGCCGCCGCGCCGACCTTTGAAAACAAGCAATTGATGATCGTCCACGTGGGTGTGACGGCGGGCGCCCCACAAGAAATGCTGACCGTGGGCGTTGTGTCTGGCGTGCGCTGGGAAGCCCCGTATTTGAAAGCGCGACTCACCGTTTGGCATCAAAAGGGAATCGACGCGATTGAGTCTCAAGCCCAGCGCGAGCTATCGTCCGGATATCGCTACGTCGCCGATATGACGCCGGGGACTATTGACGGTACTAAATTTGATGGTAGGATGCGTAACATTCGAGGCAATCACGTGGCCCTTGTATCCGAGGGTCGAGTCGGCCCCGACGTTTTTGTAACAGATGAAATCCCGCAGGATTACCATACGATGAAAGCCTCCCTACTCGCTGCGACGCTCGTCACAAGTCTCGGACTCGACAAAAAGCCCGAGGACGTTACCGCCGCGATTAATGCGGCTCTCGCCGCCGACAAAGCGGCCGAGGACAAAAAGGCAGCCGATAAGGCCGCAGCCGACAAGGCCGCCGCTGACAAAGCAGCCGAGGACAAGGCAGCCGCCGACAAGGCCGCGTACGACGCTGACATGAAAGCTCGTGACGAGGCAGCCAAAAAGGCCGGATGCGATCCCGAGAAAATGGTCAAGGGTGAAGACGGAAATTGGGGCTTAGGTCCTCGCGGCAAGGACGAGGACCCGGATATCGACGTATCGGGCACCGACGCACCGTCGGCGAAGGTCGGCGCCGGATCGATTGCAAACACGATCGGCAAGCCTGCGATGGACGCCGCGATCAAAACCGCCGTCGACGCCGCATTGGCCGCCGAGCGTGCGTTGCACGCCGCTCGCGAGGAAGTGAAACCGGTACTCGGCAATGTCACCACATTCGACAGTGCCGAGGCCGTGTACGGCGCCGCGCTGGATCATCTCAAGATTGAGCGCAAGGACGTTCACCCGAGCGCATTGCGCGCGCTGTTTCAGGCAGCCACGAAGCAAGGCGCGACCGCTGTCGTAGGCGACGCGAAGCCCGCAAAATCGATGGCCGACGCAATTCCCCATTTGAACCGGTTAGGCCGGTAAGCAACCCCGCGAGAGTAAGCACACATGAGCCTTTTTCCGAACAAAGTTAATTTGAACCAAGCCCCGGCCGTTCGTGGTGATTTTGCCTCGCAGAATCCCCGAGCGTCATTGCTTGCCGGGCAAGGTGCCCTCGTGGCGCCCGCTGGCGGCCTGATCGTGGGAAACTTCGCGTTCGTCGCCAAGTCGGCGAATGGCGATATCGTGAGTCAATCCTATGCCAGCGGCGACGAAATCGGATTTCTCGCGCGCGAGGAACAGGCCCTCATTACCGCGTATCTGTCGGGCGACACGCTGGTCGTTCCGCAAGGTTTCATGGTCACGCTGTACACCGAGGGCGATTTTTACGCCTATTTCGGTGACGGCGCCACGCCGGGCGGCACCGTATACGCGGACGAGTCCACTGGTGCGCCTACCACCTCTGCCGGTACGAGCGTGACGGGCGAAATCGGTTTCACCGGTACAGCCTCCCTCGCTACCGTTGCCGGTCAGGCTCAAATGACCCTTGCCTCGATCACCTCAGGCATCGTGTCAATTGGTGACGTAGTGAGCGGCACCGGCACGGCGAGCAACGTCGTACAGTCCCTTTTCTCAGGCGTAGCGAACACCGTCGGCGCCGTCTACAACCTCAGCGGGGCGGTTACGACCGAGGCCGCCGAGGCCGTTACCACGGCGTCGAGCGTCCTAAATGTGACCGCTGTTGGCTCTGGCTCGCTGTCCGTCGGCGACCCGGTGACAGGCACCAGCATTACTGCCGGAACCACGATTGCGAGTTTCGGTACGGGTGCGGGCGGTGTCGGCACGTACAATTTGAATATTCCCGGCGGCGTTCCCGTGCACACTGCCTCGGAAACGATCACCGGCAGCACCAACATTGCGACGAACTTCAAGATCGCAAGTTTCGCGAATCCCGGCGAACTCGCCAAAATCAGCACGTGGTATTAATCGCGTAGCCCACACGGATCAGCAAGTACAGAGCATCAAGTAGGATTTTTCACACATGAACAAAACCGCATTCGATCAAGCCCGCCTCGCCGAGGAATTCGGCATTATCTTTATGCCGGGCTTGGACGCGAAAGGTCCCCTCGACCTCAAGTACATGGAACGGCGTATTGCCGAGGACGGTTCACTCGGCGGGATCGCGCTCGATGCGCAACCGCAACTCGTGTCGGCCGCGAACGCCGGTATCTTGTCGCTGTTCACGACCTACGTCGACCCGCGTTTGATCATGGTGCAGGTTGCGCCGACAAAGGCCGCCATTCTGTACAGCGAGCAAAAGTACGGCGACTGGGTGACTGATACCGCAGCGTTCCCCGTGGTCGAACGGACCGGTCATACGACCGCGTACGGCGATTATAACGAGGGCGGTGTCGCCGGTTACAACGTGAACTGGCCGCAACGCCAGTCCTTCCATTACCAGTTGTTCACACGCTGGGGTGAACGCGAACTGGCCCGTGCCGCCAAGGCCCGCATTGACTGGGCAAACGGCGTGAACATGGGCGCCGCGCTGGCAATGCGCAAGTTTGAGAACTTGTCCTATCTGTTCGGCGTCGCGGGGTTGCAGAACTTCGGCGGCGTGAACGATCCGCAGCTACCGGCCGCGATTGCCGCGACCTCCGACTGGTTCACCGAGACCGACCCGTCCGTTATCTACAACGACGTGTTGCGCCTGATTGCTTTCGTGGTCGAGAACTCGCAAGGCTTGCTCGACGCGGAAAGCGGCTACCGCATGGGCATCAGCCCCGGCAACGCGATGAATTTCGGCAAGACGAACGTTACGTTCGCGACGAACGTGTACGACATGCTGAAAAAGAACTTCCCGAATCTGAAAATCACCACCATTCCCGAGTTTTCCACGGCGGGATCGGGCGGCACGGAATTGGTGCAAATCATTCCGGATTCCGTCGAGGGAACCCCGGTCGTTTCGAGCGCGTTCACTGAGAAGATGCGCGCGCACGCAATGATCACTCTAGATTCCTCGTGGCGGCAGAAGAAATCGGGCGGCGTGTGGGGCACGATTTTCTACCAGCCCGCGTACGTCGGCCAGATGCATTTCTAACGGACAAGGGCGCCGCCCTCGGGCGCCCGCGATTCCGCGATATGCAGAATCCCAACAATTCAGGCGCCCCATTCGAGGGCGCCTTTGCTTATGGGCCGCCCTTTTACTGGGAACCCCCGGGCGGTCCGCCGTATCCCTCGATCATGGCGGGCGAGTTCGGTTTGCAAGCGGGCACCATGCCCGGACAGTCCGGCATTGCCGCCGGACGTTTCGGTTGGGCAAATCCTGCCGACGGAATCGTGCTGAATACCCGCGCGACCGCACAGGACCAGCTAGGAATCGTGATCCCGCGCCGAGTGAACTGGGAAGCCGCCTACGTTTCGCAGGGCTCGCGCTGGCTCCGTGCGGGGTTTGGCGTCACGGTTATATCGCGCGGCGCGTTCTGGCTGCGGTTCCCGGCGGGTGCTTTTCGCGGGGATCCCGTGTACGCTAGCCTAGTTGACGGTTCCGCCGTCTCGGGTGCTGGGACGACAAATACGGAATTGACGAAATTTTTTGTTACGTTTGGCTGCGATCCGGGCGGCCTCGCGCAAGTCTCAAGTTACGCCGGATTCACTTAAACCTCAGTAAAGGAAAATCTCAAATGTCTACCAATTCAAACGAAATCTCGAACGGCGGTGCCACGAGCGGTGCAACGTGTTTCGTGTTATGCAAGCTCCCGACCGGACTAGTTATCGAGTCGGGTTACACGTTCCCGAAAAATGGTATCGGTATCGCACGGTTGCCGAATTACAAGCGCGTAATTCTGGCCGGTGCGAACAAAAATATTCTCGAACTCGCGCGTCAAGCGGGACCGAATCAAGTCCCCACGTCTCCCGCGCGGATGCGCGCAGGTATCACCGCGAACGTCGACGAAGCATTTTTCGACAAGTGGGTCCATGACCACAAGTTCTCGAACATCGTCCGGAATAAACTTGTATGGAAGTGCAAAACTCTAGCCGAGGCTCAGGCCCAAGCCGTGGACGATCTTGATCGTACTACCGGAATGGAAGCGCGGCCCCAAGTGCAGAAAGAGGGCAAATTCGAGCTTCGTAAGTTTGAAGCCGAGGACGCGGGTTAAGCCATGCCTATAGTTCCGTGTACGTCGACGCCGATTCAAACCGGGATAATTCAATTTCTCCCGTCCGAGTTCGTGGCGGCGTACCCGGAATTTACCGGGCTCACAAACGCACAAATGACGACAGCGTTTAATCTCGCAACGCTTGCGCTCGCGAACACTTGCCGTTCGCGAGTGTTCAACGCGCAGTTACGCGAAACCCTGTTATTTTTGCTTACCGCGCATATTGCGAAATTGCAATATGGCACGAATGATGGTGCAGGCAATGTTTCGCCACCCCAAGGCATTGTTGGCCGGATCGACGCCGCGACCGAGGGGCAAGTCACGGTTAGCGCGGAAATGATCGCTACAGCGCGTAACTCGTGGTATCTACAAACCCAGTACGGTGCCATGTATTGGAACGCGACAGCGCGGTTCCGCACTGCTATTTACGTCGCGCCTATCACTACCGGCGACGGCCAGTGGGGTGAGGGATTCGGCGGCGGGTTCGGCCCGCGTGGGTGCTAGTTTTGAATTGACCGGCGGCACGCAGCTAGCTCGGGCCATAGAAGCAAAAGCACCGTATTTGAAAAAAGGTGCCTCGGTCAAAGTCGGATTTCTTGAGGGCGTTCGATATTCCGCGACGCATCCCATACGCGGCACCGCGCGAAAACCTCTACTAGTAGCCTTGGTGGCATTCTGGCAAGAATTCGGCACTGTGCGCGCCCCGGCGCGGCCATTCTTTAGAACCACGATCGCAAATAAATCGGGCGAATGGGGGACGATCCTCGGTAAAGCAATGGTTTATTATAAAGCCGACACAAGTAAGGCTCTCGCCGCGCTCGGAACGGTCATGCAAAGCGACATTCGATCGGCTATAGTAAACTGGTCGTCGCCTCCGAACGCGCCGCGTACCGTCAAGATAAAGGGCTTTAACGATCCCCTGATCGATGACGGCACAATGCAGCGTGTAGTCAATTACAAGGTTATGGGTTCATGAACTTACACGGCACAGTGCGCGGCGCAATCACCTCGATAAATCCGGACAAGGCGGCGCAGTTCTTCGCCTCGACCGGGCCAAGTTCGCCGGACGCCTCGGGTAATGTGACGCCAGCATATTCGGCGGCGGTGCCCGTGCGCGTGCAAGTACAGCCGTTAAGTAAACAGGAATTGCGCCATATCGAAACGTTGAACATTCAAGGCGTGTTCCGCTCAATTTTCATGTTCGGCAACCCGCAAAGCGTCGTTCGGCCGAACCAGCAAGGCGGGGACCTTTTGACGTTTCCCCAGTTCCAGGATCAAAGCACGTCCACGTGGTTGACGATCGCGGCCGATGGTCCGTGGGACGTTGAGAATGGCGGCTGGTCGAAAATCCTAGTCGTGTTGCAATCCCCATGAGCTTTACCGTAACCCCAAAACTCGACGACGTGTACGCGGCCCTCGTGGCGTTCATTCTCGGGATTATCCCGCTCGACGCCGCGCACGTAGTTAAAGGCAATCAAAACCGTGTCGCGACGCCGACGGGGCCATTTGCAATTCTCAATATAATCAGCCAGAAACGATTACGGACGAACGTCGACACGTGGGACGCTTCGATCCCCGACCCCGCCGGAATGGTGCGCGAGCAAGGCGTAAAGCTCGAAATGCAAGTCGACCTCTACGGCCCGGACTCGGGCGACTGGGCGGCCATATTTTCTACCATGTTTCGCGACGATTACGCGTGTATTGCCTTAGAACCTAACTGTCAGCCCCTACACGCGGACGACCCTGTGCGGGCGCCGCTAGTGACGGGCGAACAACAATATCTAGACCGCTGGATTGTTCGGGCCTATATACAGTACAATCCGACAGTATCGACAATCGATCAGTTTGCGGATACAGTCACTATCGACGTGATCGACGCAGTTACGCATTACGGACCCTAGAACCATGATAAATTCAATTCCCGCCTCTCAACTCGTGGCAGTTCGTCCGGGCGTCCTCGGTACTGGCGGAAACCCATTGTCGCTCAATGGCGTGTTTTTGGACAACGGGACGGGCGGTGTTGCGATCCCGATCGGTCAAGTTCTATCGTTCCCCGACTTGCCGAGCGTCGAACAGTTCTTCGGCGCGAATTCGCCCGAGGCTCACGCGGCTGGTATTTATTTCTCGGGGTTCAACGGATCGAACACAATCCCCGGCGCGGTACTTTTCGCGCAGTACAATACGGCGAACGTCGCCGGTTACATGCGCGGCGGTAGTCTAGCGGGCGTCGCACTGACGGCGATCCAAGCTCTTTCAGGTACGATCACTCTTTCAATCGACGGCGTTTCGACTGTCTCGGCCGCGATCAATCTCGCGGGCGCGACCAGTTTCTCGAACGCCGCCGCACTCATTCAAACCGGACTACAGGGCGGAACCCCGAACAATACGGCGACTGTGACCTATGACTCGGTGCGGTCCGCGTTCGTCGTCACGTCGCCCACGACGGGCGCGTCAAGCGCGATCACTGTCGCGGCTGTTGATTCGCTTACGACCGGCCTCAAGCTAACTGCTGCGGCGGGCGCCGTTGTTTCGCCGGGAGCCGTGGCCGCCGTGCCCGCTACCCTCATGCAGACGGTCACTAACCAAACGCAAAACTGGTTTAAGTTCACGACGATCGTCGAGCCCGCTTTGAACGTCAAGGAAGCGTTTGCGGCTTGGGTGCAGACGACCGACGACCAGTTCGCATACGTTACTTCGGACTCGGACATTACTCCGACCGAATCGAACAATGCGACCGGATCGTTCGGAAATATAGTCAAAGCTGCGAACCAGGATGGCGTCGTCGTGATCTACGACCCGACCGGCGGCGACCTTGCGGCGTTTAATCTCGGCGCCACGGCGTCAATCGACCCGACCGAGGTCAACGGAAACACCTCGTTTGCGTACTTGAGTCAAGCGGGGCTCACGCCGAGCGTGACCGACGCCGTGACGGCCGACAATCTGATCGCGAACGGCTACAATTTTTACGGCGCCTATGCGACAGCGAATCAGGCGTTTCAGTTCTACCAGACGGGCTTTATCGCCGGTCAATGGCAGACTGACCAGAACTATACGAATCAGCGAATTATCAACGCGGCATTGCAACTCGCGATCCTGACGTTCCGTGCGAGCGTGAAGTCCCTCCCGTACACTCAGCAAGGATTCAACGGAATTCGCGCGGCGTGCCTCGGGCCGATCAACGCGGCGATTGCGTTCGGCGCGATTCAGCCCGGCGTGACCTTGAGCCCGTCGCAAGCGGCAGCCGTCAATATTGCTGCCGGGACGAAGATCGACACTACGTTGTCGACGGTCGGCTGGTACTTGCAAATTCTCGACCCCGGTTCCGTGGTACGTGGACAAAGCGGCTCGCCCGTTTGCACGTTCTGGTACACGAGCGGCGGGTCAATCCGAACGATCAACCTCGCGTCAATCGACGTTCTCTAAGGGCTTAAGCAATGGCACGTACAATTACGTCGGCGAACGATACCTTTACCCTCGACGTGTCCGGGCTCGGCGCGCTGCTGGGGATCGCCACACAATTCCAGGTTCAAGGTTTCGCGACCGACGACGCGTTCGACATCGAGGATAGCAATCCCGTGGAGGTCCGCAAGGGCGTCGACGGAAAGAAGTCGAGCGGCTTTACGCCGTTCCTCGTGAAACAGGTCGTGCACCTACAGGCCGACAGCCCGTCGATTGACTTGTTCGACGCGTGGCTCGCAGCCATGAAAGCGCAACAGGAAGATATCACTTGCGACGGCTCGATCGTCTCGCCCAGCGTGGGAAAAATTTACACGTTGCGAAACGGCTCCATGACCCGCATTTCTCAAATGCCGCCGAACAAAAAGGTCAAGGAACCGCAAACGTATGAAATCACTTGGGATCAAGTCGACGTAGCATTCCTGTAGTAAGTCTCGGGAGGGACAATGCGCAAAACCGAAACCGTAACGATCACGGCGGATAACCGCGACCACGGTAAAACCTTCATCGTGACCGAAATGCCAGCATGGCAAGCTCTGCAATGGTGCGCAAAAGCGTTGCTCGCGCTGTCGCAGTCCGGCGCCGATATTAAGCCCGGCGCGCTCGTAAAAGCCTCGCAGGGCGGCCCGGAAGTTCTAGCGACACTGGGACTCGAAATATTTACGCTCGTCCCCTCGGGCGTCGCATTGCCTCTCATGCAGGAAATACGGGGGTGTGTTAGCTTTCAATCCCCGACGGGTCTCGCGGCCGTCGGTATCAAGGACGGCGATATGTGCCAAATCGAGGAAATCTCGACATGGTTCATTTTGCTTAAAGCCGCGTTTATCCTCCATTTGGGTTTTTTACCGGCCGCCCCGCCCCCGACTACGGAGTAACGGCGGCGCCGCGCGGCGGCCTGATTGAATACGTGAACTTGCCCGGCCTTATCGGTATGATAGTCTCAGCCGATAAAGCTACGCTGTCCGAACTTCAAACCGTTTACGGCTTGGAAGACGCGTACAACCTCGGCGAACTTATCCTCGTGGACAGCCACAATCACGCTAAGGTCAGACAGCCGCGCAAATGAGTAACATAATCGACGAACTAGTCGTACTCGTTAAGATCGACGGCAAGCAATCGAAAAAAGGGCTCAACGAGACGGTCGCCGACGTGGAGGCCGCAAAGAAACGTATCAACGTATCGGCCGAGGATCAACAAAGAATCGACAATTCGCGCGCCCAGCGCATCCGCGAACGCGAGCAACGTCAGGAAAAGGAACGCAAGCAACGCGACCGCGATCGGGCGAAATCCACGCGTGAACTCGGGGATACGGTCAAAGACGTGGCATTTAGTCTCGGCGGGGCCTTACTCGGGTTCGAGACGATCAAAGGTGCTATCGGGTTTCTTGGCGGTCTCGTGACCCAAACCGCGCAACTCGGCCGGGCGTCCGCAAACCTCGGACAATCAGCGCAAGGCTTGCAAGCGTGGGGTAACGCCGTTCAATTAGCGGGCGGGGACTCCAAGGATGCTCAAGCGAGTTTCGCCGCACTATCTCAGCAATTAACCGCGTTTAAATTGACCGGCGCTGTCGGACCATTGCTCGCGCTCGCCCAAAATAACGGCGTATATACCCGTGACGAACACGGCAACACGAAACCTCTCGATCAGCTATTGCCCCAAATCGTGGATGCAGTGCGGGCTCGATACTCACGCGCGGACGCGTTCAATCTATTGAGCGGCGCGGGCGTATCCGAGGGCCTGTTTAATTTGCTCGCGGATCCGAACCGCGCGACCTATCTCGCGCAAGGTAAAGCGACTGCATTCGCCGACGACGAAAAAGTGCGCAAGGCGCAGGAAGCCGCCGCGCGACGTGCCGAACTCGGGCAAAAGGTAGGGCAAGTCGGCGCCGACACATTGGATCGAGCGTCTAATTTCGCAGCTTACGCCCTTGACCATCCTATAGCGGCGGCCGGTAAAGCAATCGCATTCCCTTTCACGGGCACCGCCGAAACAGTGCGAGATTTATATCAAGCCGTTTTTGGCGAGCGCGGTGCGACGATTGGTGTTCGCAACAACAATCCCGGTAACCTGATGGACCGGCAAGGTAACTTACGTCAATTTACGACCATGGCGGGCGGTGAAACCGCGCTATCGTCGGACATTGATGCGAAGATAGACAAGGACGGATTGAATTCGATTCGCCAGATTATCAGCAAATACGCGCCCGCTGCCGCCGGAAACGACACGAAAGCATATATTGATGACGTGGCGAAACGCCTCGGCATTGATCCCGACGACCCGATCACCTCGCGCGAGCAACGTATGAAACTGGTCGAGGCGATCGTGCGACACGAACAAGGCAAGACCGGGGCCGCTCAAGTGTCGCGGGCGATTGCCACGCCGACTGCGATCGGTGGCGACACGAACAATACGGGCGGCGATACGACCCTCCACGTGGGGAAAATCGAAGTAAACGGAGTCGATCCAAACAATACGCGTAGCGTCGCGGGCGGTATATTCTCGGCAATGGATAGCAAGCTCGCCTCACAATCAAACCAGGGGATTACGCCGTAATGCCAAGCCCCTTTATAAACGTCCCGCAATTCCCCGGGGTGCCGAACTTGCCGGGCGTCCCGCAATTAGCGCGTCCGCTCGGCTCGCTGGTGGCCGCGTTGCCCTCGATTATATCTTCGCTCAAAGCTCCCGCCATGCCAATAACGCTCACGTTCGCGGCAAAGGCGGCGCCCGTATGGGGAGTATTTGACGCCGACGGAAATCAAGTTCTCGCGCCCGAATCGATCATGAGTTTTAACTATCGGGCCGACTATCGCGTGAGCGACTACCCGGTACAAGCGGGGCAATTCGCGAATTATAACAAGGTCACTGTCCCCGGCGAAATTCCTATTCGCATGGTCATGGGCCTTACGCTCGACGATCGCACGCAATTCGAGTCCGATTGCAAGTTCGTGGCGGCTTCATTAGCGCTCTACACGATCATAACGCCCGAGAGTACGTATGTCGGGTTCAATGCCACGCGTCTCGAAATCGCTCGACGCGAAACGCATGGGGCATTTTACCTCGACGTAGATATGTTCTTTCGTCAAATCAATCAAGTTACGCCGCAATATTCCTCGACCGTGAGTGCGGCTGCGAACACCGCGAACGCGCAAAACCCTGGATCGCAACCGGTGACAAGTCTCGGTCTCGTGCAGCCTCAGCCAGTGCCGAGTGCCCTATCACAGATTATCACCGATATAACCACGGGGGCATTGCCGAGCATCTAATGCAACAAATACCTCTCGCTGCCGTTCCCTCTCAGTCTTTCGGGATCACGCTCGGCGGTCAAAATTGTGTGTTGTCCGTGTACCAGAAAACTACGGGCCTTTATTTCGACTTGTCAGTCGGCGGTGCGCCCGTGTCGACGACGGTCCGCTGTCTCAATGAGGCGCGATTGTGCGAGGACCGTCAGTATCTTTTCACAGGTGATTTCTTGTTTTACGACACGCAAGGCGATAGCGATCCGGATTTTACCGGGCTTGGCGATCGTTTTGTTTTGATATTTTTGGAGGCGGCCGACCTCGCAGCAATTAAGGCGGCTGGGATCCCGTGAGTAGCTATGCGCAAAAACTATTGCGCGTGAAATTCACGCTATCGAACGGCGCGACGTTTTCGGCCGGTGCGCCCGGCGATCCGCCGAATCAATTGACGCTCGTCGGGCTGCGCACGACCGCGACTATTCTATGCCAAGGTGCACCATCGTTCCCGCAATGCGATTTAAATATTTTCGGCATGGCGCAATCCGACATGAACGCCCTAAGCGCATTAACATTCGAGGTAACGGGAGTCAATCGCAATACTGTTCAAGTCGACGCGTCGAGCGACGGCGGCGTATCGTTCTCGACGGTGTACGCGGGGCAAATCGTGTCGTCCCATGTGGAATACAACCCGCCCGAGGCGAGCTTGCGCGTAACAGCGCAAATGGCATTTTTTGATCAAATCAATCCGGCGACGCCCACGAGTTACACGGACTCAGTATCCGTGGCGACGGTCGTCTCGGCTATCGCCGCCAAAATGGGATTCGCATTCGAGAATAACGGTGTAGAGACTGTTCTACCCGGCCCGCAATATTTCCCCGGCGTGCTGACGGAGCAATTACGCGACGCCACGTCGGCGGCTGGGATTGATTGGTATATGGAAACGGGCGCGCTCGTTCAAACGCTAGCGATATGCCCCAAAGGCTCGGCGCGTAAAACGCCTACGTTCGTTTTATCGCCAGATTCGGGATTGCTCTCGTATCCGCCTATTGACTCGCGCGGGTACATTCGTCCCAAGGCATTGTACAACCCCGCGTTTCGGTTTGGCGGCCCAATCACAATAGCAGGGTCCGACGTTGTGATCGATCCGAATGCGCCGTCGACGTTGAACAGCCGAGCTAACGGAAATTGGATGATAGGTGCCATGTCTCACCATTTGGAGGCGTTGAAATTCGAGGGCGAATGGTTTAGCTATTTGCTTCTATACCCGCCCGGGCAGGAACCCCCGCAACAATGAGCACGCAATTCGGCACACAAACCCCGCAAGTCGAGGGAAGTGATTTTAACGTTTTGTCGTTCGTCATTCAGCAATTACTGACGAAGGTCAATACGTGCTCGGTCGTGAAGGTAGTCGCGTGCACGAACGACGGCGGCGTATCTCCTGTCGGCACCGTGGACGTTCAACCTCTAGTAAACCAAATGACCGGCGCGCGCATTGCAGTTCCGCACGGAACTATTTACAAGCTCCCTTACTCGCGTTTGCAGGGCGGGGCAAACGCGTTAATCATGGACCCGGCGCCGGGCGATATCGGAATCGTCGTGTTTTCCCAGCGGGACATATCGAGCGTCAAAGCGTCGAAAAAGCAATCGAACCCCGGTTCGTTCCGTACCTATAACTGGGCGGATGGGCTATACGTCGGCGCGATTTTGAACGGCACGCCCGAGCAATACGTACAATTCACCGATGAGGGCATAACGATTATTAGCCCCAATAAGGTCACGGTACAGGCCCCCGTGGTCGACGTAGAGGCGTCCATGAGTGCGACAGTAAACTCACCGACGGTGACGATAGAGGGAGGCGGAACGAAAATCGACGGGAAGCTATTCCTCCCGCATACTCACGAGGTTATATCTTTGGGTGCGCCCACGGGGCCGGTCATATGACGACACAATTCAACACGCTGCTACTAGATGTGGATCTATGGGACCTGTGCGCGGATGCGAACGGCAACATTGCCCAAGCCGCGCCTCCCTATGCGCTCGCACAAGACGTAGCCTCGGCGATCAAAACATTTCTCGGCGAGTGTTGGTATAACGTGCTGATCGGTATCCCGTACTTCGCACAAATTCTCGGCAAAACACCTCCGGTCGGTGTCTTTAAGGCGTACATGGTCGCGGCGGCCCTCACGGTACCCGGCGTCGTGTCGGCTACGTGCGTGATAACGGCCTTTCAAAATGGTACAGTCTCGGGTCAAGTAACCTTTAAAGACTCAAACGCCAAAACAGGCACGGTGCAATTTTGAGCGATACAGCCGTCCCCTCGATAGAATTTACCGAAACCGGACTCGTGTTGCCGCAAGGCTCGGCTGTTCTCGCGGGAGTGCAGTCGGATATAAACGCTGCGTTCGGCGGCAAGCTCAATCCGGCGTTAAACACCCCACAAGGGCAACTCGCGTCGAGCCTTTCGGCAATTATCGAGGACAATAATGACCAGTTCGCCGAGTTCGTAAATCAGGTCGACCCTGACACGAACGACGGTTTTATGCAAGACGCAATCGCGCGCATTTATTTTTTGAACCGCTCGCCCGGCGCGTCCACGGTCGTACAGTGCGTTTGCGTCGGCGCCCTCGGGACAGTGATCCCGGTCGGCGCGCAAGCGAAAGACAATTCAGGGAACTTGTATCTGTGCACGCAAGCGGGGACGATCCCGGTCGGCGGCTCGATCACGCTCCCCTTTGCGAACGCGGTCGTCGGCCCGATCGCTTGCCCGGCAAATACGCTGTCGACGATCTATCAGGCTATACCGGGCTGGGACACGATCAATAACCCGGCCGACGGCGTGGTCGGTGCGAACGTCGAGACGGCGGCCGAGTTCCGCCAGCGGCGCGACCAGTCCGTCGCCTTGAACGCGCACGGCTCGCTCCCCTCGATCTATGCGGCGGTGTTCGACGTGTCGGGCGTAATCGACGCCTATGCGACCGAGAACGTCACAGATGCCCCGATCGTCGTCGGCTCGACAAACTACACGTTGCTACCGCACTCGGTCTACGTGGCCGTTACCGGCGGCCTCGCGTCGGATATCGCACAAGCGATATGGACGAAAAAGGACCTCGGCGCGAACATGAACGGGAACACCGTTGTCATTGTGACCGACGAGTCGGGCTATAGTTTCCCGCAGCCCGCGTACAACATTACGTTTGAACGGCCGCCCGCAGTTCCTTATAATTTCATCGTAAATATCAAGAATTCATCCGCGTTACCGGGGACGATCGTTGCCGACGTGACGGCGGCCATTGCGGCGCAGTTTAACGGCGTTGTGGGGGCGTTGCTCCCGAACGGTATCGTCGCCCAAACCAGCGGGGCTCGCGTGCGTATAGGCTCGCTATTGCTCGCAGCGGCATTTTACGGCGCGGTCGCCACATGCGAGGGTCCGGCAGTTCCGGTGCAAGTCTTGTCGATTTTCCTCGGCACGACCTTTACAGGGCTTGGGACGCTGGTCACGGGGACTGACGTGCTTACGATCACGACGGCCTCCACGGGGTCGTTGACGCCGGGGACCGCCGTTACAGGTACAGACATTCCGGCCGGGACGACAATTGTGCAGCAATTGACCGGGCCGACCGGCGGCACGGGAACATATCAAATGTCCGCGAATGCTACCGCGACAGTGGGCGCACCCGAGGCGATCGTCGGCGCCGGTAGCACCGCGCAGCAAATTGGAATCGACCAGCAACCCACGCTCGGGACTGTCGTCGTCAATCTGGTGTAGACGTGGAGAACGTCGAGCAAACCATAATTTCGCAGTACGCAAACTCGCCTACGCTCGTGCAGCTAGTCGAGAACATGAATCAGTACATCGATCCCTCGACAAATTTCGCAGAGTTTTATTCGTTTATTTGGAACGTCGACACAGCGGTCGGATTCGGGCTCGACATTTGGGGTCGGATCGTAGGTGTATCGCGCGTGATTCCGATCCCCGGAACTGAGGGGTCATTCGGTTTTGCAAACAGCGACGTTCCCCCGGACTGGCAAAATTTCGGCAATATCAACTCGCCCGGTGTCGGCGGCCCGTTCTATGCGGGTCAGACAAGTACCGGCAGTTTCACATTGAACGACAATGCGTATCGAACCCTCATTCTCGCGAAAGCCCTCGCGAACATAGCAGCCACGACCGCGCCCGCGTTAAATCAGCTAGTTAGGAACCTTTTCCCCGGCCGGGGCCGCGCGTACACACAAGACGGCCTCGATATGACGATGACCTATGTCTTTGAATTTTCGCTATCGAGCATCGAATTTGCTATTCTACAATTTAGCGGCGTGCTACCCCATGGGGGCGGCGTGCTGACCAAAATAACCGTAGTTCCCGTCGATTCGGGGTTCTTCGGCTTTTCCGAAATGGGCCTCGGCGTGGTCACGTTCGGTTTCGGCGTTTTTGCAGGATAAAACATGTCAGGCGCACCCACACCGCAAATATTACTCGAACCGATCGCGGCAGACGCGGCGGGCGGTTTTATCACTAAGCCAATGCCTGACGCGCCGCCCGGCGACAATTTGGCAAGCATTCAAAACGGATTCCCCGCCGAAACCATGACCTCAGAACTGGCGGGCGGCAAACCCCCGCTCGGTCAGGACATGAACGGGTTTTTCTTCCTTGTGTCCGGTCATAATTTTTTCGTGCAGTGCGGGCAGTTATTCCAATACTCTTCGCCTCTAGCTACCGATATAAGCGGCTATAAATTAGGCGCTGTTCTTGGAATGTCGGACGGCACCGGCGCATGGTTGAACATTCTCGACGGCAACACGTCGAACCCCGACACGGGCGGCGCGGGCTGGGTGCCCGGATATTCCTACGGGAACGCCACGGTTACCGGGTTGACCGGCGGAACTGTCGCGCTCACTGCCGCTCAATCGAAATATCCTGTCATCGTGCTAGAGGGCACGCTGACCTCAAATCTTTTTATCGAATTGCCGGAAACCGAGCAAGAATGGCTGATCGTGAACGCTACAACCGGCGCATTTGTGACGAAGGTTCAAACCGTCGCCGTGCTCGCGACTGTGACCGTCCCGCAAGGCGGATTCGGTTCGCCCACGCAAGTTTATGGGATTGGCGACGGCAACATTTATCCGCGTGTGGCACCGTTGTCTGTGCCAATTGATCAGGCGCCGAATCCCTCGACACTGGTCGAGCGCACAAACACGGGCGCTGTTCTCGCGACAGTTTTCAATAGCAGCGAAGCCGCGACGAATCCGACTATTGCGTTCGTAGTCGTGGATGCGGGCGACGGCAATTTTCAGAAAATATCGCTCGCAAATTTCCTTACGCAAGCCCAACCGACCGCGCAGTTGATAAAGTCCGGCGTGACTGGCGTTGCTGTCGGCGGTGCGAATCGTTTCAATTACCCGACGCCTTTTCCAAATTCAACCGTTCAAGTGCAGCTAACGCCGAACTCGAACAGCGCGACGTATGCAGTAACGGTGATAGATCGGTTCGGATTTAATTTCAATACCGGCGCGACAGTTTCATTCAACTACCTAGCGACGGGGACCTAAAATGTCCGGCGTAACGATCACATATAAAATCACGGAATTTTTCGGTAAGAGCGCGGACCCGACCACGATCACGCTACCGGTGCCAAATGCCTCGCCCGGTCCACCCGCGCCGAATCGCGCATCGTTCGACACTGGTTTCCCCGCGATAAATTTTCAACCGATCACAGCGGGCGGCCAGCCCCCTAGCGGCAAAGATTTTAATGGCGTGTTGTACATGCTGTCGCAATACGCGTTGTCAATGCAGGGTGGCCAAGCGATCGTTCAATACGACGCGGCGACAGCGGCGGCCATCGGCGGATATCCGGTAAACGCGCTACTCGCGAAAGAGAGCGGGTTTGGATATTGGCTCTCGATCGTCGATGCGAACATGACCGATCCGGACGGCGGCGGCTCGGCGGGTTGGTCTTCACTTACACCGGATCCCGTCAAGGACCTACAACTCGCGCTTGCTACGGGAACGTACAACAATTATGATCCCGTCGGTTTTGACGGTTCGGTCGGATTTTTGGACATTTCCCCAGCGGGATCCGTAATCATTACGGGAATCGAGGCGGGCGAGGACGGTCAATATCTGATCGTGACAAATCTCTCGGGCTCTCAAACCGTACAGTTGAATTCACTCGACGGCGGATCGCTAGCGCAAAATCAAATGCGACTCCCCGGAAATATAGTTCTCGTGCAAAATAACGGCGTGTGTCTGCGGTATTCCGCGTCCCTCGGCCTATGGGTGTTAGTGTAATGCGTAAATTATTCGCCGGTCTTAAATTTTTCGGCTTGTTCCTAACGCTGGTCGGCGCCGCCCATGGGCAAACTTACAACGTATTCCATCCGGGCTGCGGACTCTCGGGCACGTGGAATAGCCAAACGTTGCAACTCGCGACGGGCTCGGGATGCGTGCAAGGCAATTTACCTGTTACGAATTTGAACAGCGGCACCGCTGCAAGCTCGACCACGTTCTGGCGTGGCGACGGCACGTGGGCGACGCCCCCTGGAACTGGCGGCGGCACCGTAAATAGCGTTGCGGCCACGGTTCCAAACGGGTTCACTATTACGGGCTCGCCAATCACGAATAGCGGCACGCTTGCGATCACTTACACGACTGGCGAGGCGGCGAACAATTTCCTCGCGACGCCAAACGGTACAACCGGCGCGCTAGGACTACGGGCGATCGTCGGCGGGGATCTACCTGCGATTAACCTCGCGGCCTCGGGTGCGGGCGGCGTGACGGGCAATTTACCTGTTACGAATTTGAATAGCGGAACCGGTGCGTCGTCCTCGACGTTCTGGCGAGGCGATGGGACATGGGTCACGCCTCCCGGCGGCGTATCGAGTGTCGCTCTTACGGCGCCCTCGGTGTTCTCGGTCGGCGGCTCGCCGGTTACGACGACTGGCACGCTCGCCTTGACGTTCGCGGGCGGCCAGACGGCTAATGAGGTGCTTGCCTCACCGAATGGCACCACGGGCGCCGTAGGGCTTCGTGCGCTGGTCGGCGCAGACATTCCGGCGATAAACCTCGCGTCCTCGGGCGCGGGCGGCGTGACTGGGAACTTACCGACGACGAATCTAAATTCGGGCACCGCTGCAAGCTCGACCACGTTCTGGCGTGGTGACGGCGTATGGGCGACCCCCTCGGGCGCGGGTCCCGCGAATCCAAGCGCGTCGATAGGGTTATCAACCGTCAATGGCTCGGCCTCAACGTTCATGCGCTCGGATGCGGCACCCGCGTTATCGCAGTCGATTGCACCCACGTGGACGGGCAATCACACGTTTTCCCCCGCGAGCGGCACCACGGTATTTAACGGTGTTGCTAACACGGACACTGTGCAGTTCGTGGGATCAGCGACAAGTGGACAAAGTTTCGGACCTGAAATTGATGCGGGAACTACGTCGGCTGACCGAGCATTGATTGTAGGGAATCACGCTACCGCCGCGTTGATGCAGATATTTGGCGATGGCGGACTTGTCATGTCAAATGCTACGGGCGGTGACGAAGGCAACGGTTCGATAAATACAAAAACACTCTTCAAAAACGGATCGATAGTTCCCGCAGTCAATGAGTCGCCCACGTGGACAGGCAATCACATATTTGGCCCTGCGAGTGGGGTTGCGTTAACCGTAAACTCCGCGAGCAATGGTAACGCCATATCCGCGACTTCTAATGCGACTGCGGGAACTGGCAATACAGGTATGGTTGCGGCGGGAGCGGCGGGCGCGGCGCGAGATATATTTCAAGCACAGATGAACGGCTTTAGTAATGGATTTAGCGTCCAATACGACGGCACGTTGATGCAATATATTTTCCAAGACGGAAAAGTGGATATAACTTCGCCTAGTGCGGGTGCTGCTCTTACCGTCCATGGAAACACCGGGTCAGAAGCACTCACCATACTGCCGACAATCACGGCGGGCGCCGCCGTTACCGTTACCGAGAGTGTCAATCAAGCCCTTGAGATATTGCAGACGAACAGCAACACAGGCGTAAACGCTGCGATTGACTACACACTGACCGATGGGACAGTGTTCGGATTCCTAGAACTGCAAGGTGTCAACACCACGTCTGATATCACGGGCGGCGTAAATGGCAACGTGGTCAGCGTCGGCGGCACGGGAAATATCCCGCTACAACTCGTGACGAATCACACGGTACGCGAGACCATCAGCGGCGCGGGCGATGTCACGATAAATGCCCCGTCTAGTGGTATTCCCTTGGCGATTTTTGGAGGCTCTACCACGACTGGCGGTAACCCCACCATGTCTATAGACAGCACTGCGAGTGGCGGCCCGTGGTTATCTTTTACGGCTAGCGGTTCCGCTGCTGGGTTTATCGGATCAGGAACCAACATATCGTCAGGTGTCACTTTAGGCGATTTGGTGCTTGCTGCTGGCACTTCGGCGCGAAGCACACAGATTGTGCGTGGTGGTGGGAATGGCTTAGCGTTGACTGTCGGGGGAGGTGGAGCCGTAACAATTGCCGCGCCGAGTAGTGGAACGGCACTCGGCGTAACGGGCGTAAGTAACGCTAACACTATAAATATTCAAGCGGGGTCTACGACGAGCCAAGCATTCGGAGCGGTAATACTAGGCGGGACCAATTCAAACGACTATGCGCTAAGAGTCCTTAACACTAGTAGTGCAACTGAATTCATGCGTATTTACGGGGATGGCGGTATCACCATTGGAAATCCCACGGGTGGAGATCCCGCCGCCGTCGGAGTCCTTAACGCCCAAGATTTAAAAATCAACGGCGTATCCCTCAAGGCATCGTCGGGCATCAAATACGCGTTCGGTCAATTCAATTGCACCTCGGGCGGATGCACGCCACAAGCGGGCACGAGCGCGGTTACCTTTACATCGCGCGGAAGCGCGGGTAATTACTCTATGTCCGTATCGGGCGCGAGCTTTTCCGCGATCCCATCTTGCACGGTGAGCGCAGTCACTAACGCGAGCGATTCGCGCGCGAACCTCGGGTCATTCACCACGACGACGGTGGTCAACGTGCAGACTTTCAGCAATGCGGGAACTGCCGCCGACGAAGCCTTTGTAATTACCTGTTTGGGAACTTAGCGTCATGTCGAACGAACTCGATCAAATACGCGCCGATATCGGCGAACTCCGCGAGGCAAAAGGCACGCTGACCGCGAACGTTGCGACTCTCGCTACTAGCGTGGCGACTCTAACAGCTAGCGTAAACACGTTGAACAACACCTTACAGCGCGGACGTGGCGCGCTTTGGGCGATCGTCACGGCCTCTACCGCAATGGGCGGCCTCGTGGCTTGGATAATATCTTTACTGGTGCACAAATGAATCCATCCTATTCCCCACATACTCCCGACACGGATCCGCGTAGCCTCCACGAGCGACAAGTCCTACACGTCCGCCTCGTGTCCGAACTTATCGCGTGGGCCGAGACGCAAGGCTATGCGCTGACGTGGGGCGAAACGTTCCGCACCCAAGCACAGGCGAACGCGAACGCCGCCTCGGGCGCCGGGATCGTGAACAGCCTCCATCTGCAACGTCTTGCCGTCGATTTCCAGCTATTCGACAAGGACGGCAACTACCTTGCCGACGCGTCAGCATATAAGCCGCTGGCCGATTATTGGCTTACCCTTGATCCTTTATGCTGCGCGGGGTACTATTTCCACTCTGTCGATGCTGACCATTTCAGCGTTTCCTATCGTGGGGTAATGTAAATGAATCTCGCAACCGTCAAAGGTGTCGCCAATTCGGTGACCATGTGGGCCGCCGGTATTTTGCTTGCGCTCGGCCAAATTGCGCCGTACGTGAACGAGGCGACTATGGTGTCGCTAGGTTTCCACGGTCGGTCGCTTCAATGGTCGCTAACTATCGCCGCGCTGGTCATGGCCGCGTGTCGGTTCATTACCTCGAAATCGCTCGCGGACAAGGGCTCGCCCCCGGCACCGCCAGCGCCGCCCGCCGCGTAAAGTTTTTTCAACCCTCAGGAGTTTATCGATCATGACTCGTTCAATCCGCAACACACTCGGCTTTATGGCCGGTTTGATCGTCGTGTCACTCATTGCTGTAGGCATGGGCGGCTGTTCTCTATTCGCGAAACTCGAAAGCCCAGCGGCGCAGCCGTTTGACGCGCTGGCAGTCGCTGTCGGCGTCGACGCGCTGGTTGGCACGAACACCGCCACGCAGGCCGCGCGCGCTGCCTCTATCAAAGCTATCGCCTCGGAAATCCTCGCCGTCGATCAAGGCACACAAGCCTCATTATCGACGCTGGAATCGGTCGCCGCCGCAAAGGTACAAGCTCGTAACCTGCCGCCGGGGGACGCCGCCGCAGCGCAATTGCTTATCGCTTCGCTTTCCGCCGCCGTTAATACCTATGTCGGTAAACTGGGATCGAATGCGAAGGTTAACGAGGTTCAAGTCGACGTTGCAGCGGTCCTCGGCTGGGTAATCGCCGAGTGTAACAAGTTCCTACCCGCGACGACTTCGGACGGTTCGTCTACGCCCTTTCATTCCCTCATGGGCGGATTATTGGGTAAAAACGGCGATTTTGTACGGGCTTAAAGTTCTCGTTAGCCATTATGTTCACTAACGAGTTGAATTTGATCGCAATCGAGGGGCGCCCTGACCTTTGGAGGTTTGGCGCCCCTCTCATTTGGGAAGCCCCCGCCAGCGCGACCAGCCCCGCCGAGACGATCACCGTCCCCAAGGGCTTTATAACGGACATGGCGTCCATCCCGCACGCGCTCGACTGGTTGCCCAACCTCGACCGCGACGGCCTGTCCCGACGCCCCGCAGCACTCCACGATTGGCTTTACGGCGGGGACAGGACTCGCGGCAAGGACTACGCCGACAGCACGCTACGCGCCGCCCTATTGGCCGAAGGAATGTCCTCGGTTGGAGCATACGAATACTGGTTTGCCGTCAGTAAGTTTGGCCGCCCCGCATGGGACGGTGACAACCAGGACTTGCGATCGGAGCATTTTTACACCCCCGAGGATTGGAAAGCGTACCTAGCTAACCTCGTGGGCACTGTCTGACCCGGCGCGTTTCATCCCCATGACGCCGGGCACCTCGGCCCGCGCCCCGCAACACTCGGGGACGGGGCATTTTTTATTATCGGGCTTGCTCGTTATCCTCGATCAAGAAAAGTTCGGACTTCGCGCGGGTCACGGCCACGTAGCAAAGGTTCCGTTCTTGCTGTTTCTGCCAGTCCTGTTTCGCCCATTTGCTCGGGCACTGTGACGAATTCAGCCAGAACACCCGGTTTGCCTCTAGGCCCTTTGCCTTGTGAATGGTCGCCAGCACGACCGACCCGATACGATCGTCGAACAGCGAGTCGATAAGGCTCAATAGCGCGGGGATTGTGCGGCCGTTCTCGTCGAGGGAATCGACCAGGAACATTACGGTGTCGGTCTTGTCCTGAATCGCCTCGGCTTTCGTGTCCTGACCCTTAGCGACGGCCTTTTCGACCTCGCGGCGGGTGTACTCGGCGAGCTTGGATTGCAACGCGTCGACGCCCTTTGCGTTCATTTTATTGATTAGCGTCTTGAGGCCCTGACCGATTTCGCGGCCCATGATGCGCGCCGGGATGCGAGCGCGTAGGAGGCTGTACGCGACCTTAACGAGCGGCTTAGTGGTGCGGCACACGATCAAGTCGTCGGCAATGAACGTCGCGGGCGACCAGCGGCTCAAATTCTCGACGTTACCCTCGGGCGCACCCGGCGCCGCCTCGATATGCGTAACCCATTGCTGGGCGAACTCGACGACCGAGGTCGGGCAACGGTACGAGACGGTCAGCGGGAGCCGCTTACAATCGAATTCCTCGGCGATCATGTCGAGGCTGGTCGAGTCGGCACCCCGAAACCCATAAATCGCTTGGGCGGGATCACCGACGGCCACGATGCGCGAGTTCGGTTTCATGATCTTGCGCAGTATGGCGCGCTGGATCGCGTTCGTGTCTTGGGCCTCGTCGACGAAAATTACGTCGAATTTCGGGAGGCTAATTCCGTCCTTGACGGCGAAGTACAGCAAGTCGTCGAAATCGACGATCGGGGACTCATTCGACCAGCCGAGTAGTTTACGGGCAAATTCGATCCCGGTCGAACGCTCGGCGCGGTCGCTGTCGAGTTCGATATCGTGTAGGTCGGCGAGGGTTGACCATACGATTTCGGTATCCTCGACCAGACAGCCGACGCCGCATTGACGGGCGAGGCCCACGAGGCGGCAAGCGAACGAGCCGTACATTTTCGCCTCGTCGTCGGTCATGTTGGCGTCGACCAGCGAGCGCAATTTGTTGCCCTCGACGTTTTGCTGGTTGCGCGCGCGGGTCACGGGGGAGTAGGTCAGCGAGTGAAACGTGCGGGCGTTGACGCCACGACGCTTCAATTCCTCGGCAATCGCTTTATTGAACGCGAGAAATATCGTGGAACCCTTGACGCGTTTCAGAGCCTCGACGATCGTCGTCGTTTTGCCCGAACCAGCCACGGCCTCGACGATCGCGTTACCGGCCGATGGGTCCTCGACGAACGCGAAAATGTCAGTCTGGTACTTTGAATAGTTCATTTGCGCCTCACTTTAATTATACAGTGAGGCGATTATGGGGCAAAACTGACCGCGCGGTCGTGAACTACGTCACACTTTACAAAGGCCGCTTAGTCAAATGCCAACACGGGCACCGATCGCATTTGTAGGCCCTCAGCGGGGGCGCCCCGGACGCCTCGCGCTGGCGGGCGACCCGCTCGGCCTTATCCTTGAACAGATAGGCGCGTTTGCCGGTACAGGCACGCTCGACGGGGCGGTCAATCCCACTTGCCATAACGTGGCCCCTCCCATCCGCCTTTAGCAAATATCGGCCATGCTTTCGCGTAGCCCGGCAAGTCGTTTAATTCCGTCTCGAACTCGATCACCGACCCGAATCCCTCGG